TAGCCTGCACCTGGGTTATATCCATATGTAGGATTATATGGATCTCCTTTAGGGTCAAAGTTAGTAATAGGTCTTTCACTAGTAGTCTGTGGTGGATCTTCATCTATGATACCACCATCTGCATACTTCTTCCAATCCCAGTACTTCAGCTAGGGATTATTCTCCCTAGCCTACTTATACTGTTGCATTCTCTATCTAAATGCTTCACGTTCCATAATTATTTACTTTTCTTTCCACTTTTAGATGACTTCTTGCCACCTTTCTTTCCACCACATGCCATAATTATAAAGTTTTAATATAGTTAAACCAATTTTTCCTATTCTCTTTGTAAGTCTTTTTACGATTTTTTATTTTATACTTATTAGTATTAATTTCGTAATCAGATTTATCTTCATTTGCGTATGCTTCCATTTCGTAAGGTATTGTATAGTATGCCGATGATGCTGGATAAGTAATAGGATTGCCTTTGATCCACTCCCATACATAATCAGTATAATACTTTAACCAACTACCCTTATTCTCAGCCTACTGTAAATGTATATTTTCGTGATTCCAAGTAGTAGTTTTAATATCAGATTCTTTCTTTTTAGTTAAAATATACCCACACCAACTCATTGCAGAGTATCCACTAAAAGGGTAATGATCCATATGTTTATACTATACTTTATCTTTATTCTTAGTAGTAGTAAATAATTGTTTTACTAACCACCACGTTTCTTTAAACCAGTTCATAGTTATTTAGATTTAGATTCGCCTACTACTTTATTTCTCAAAGCTGTCTTTGCCTTTAGCTTCTCTCTATCCATAGCAGCTTTATCAGACATACGTTGCAACTCAGTTTCATGCTTCATTCTATCTTTTTCAAGCTGTATCTTCTTATTTTCAGCTTCTCTCTTCTGTTCTATTTCTCTACGCTTATTGTTGAGTTCTAATTGTTTAGTAGCAATATCAGAATTTATCTTCTACTGTTCTAGAGCCTGTTTTCCTATTTCAATTGGATCAGGAATTCCATTCATATCTTGATCCATATTCTCAGCACCACGATAAGCATTAAGTTGTGCTACAGTAATTTTAGTAGCATTGTCTTGATCTACTTTATATTTTTCAAGATCCATTTCTGCTTCCTTAAGCATAAGCTCTTCTTCTTTAAGCTGATTCTGTTGTTCTGCCATTTGTTGTTGTGCTTGTTGTTCAGCTTGCTGCTGTTGCTGCATCTGTTCCATTCTTTTCTGTTCAATTTCCTCAAGCCTATTCTTAATCATACTCATGTTATCTAAAGTAATGATTTCAGCAATATCTAACAGACTGGCACCATTCTGCATAGCAGGTTGTAGCAATTGCTTTAATTGATCTATATACTGTTGATTCTTAGTACTATCATCTACAAATATATCCATATCTTCGTAGAAGAAATTATCAGATAATTGTACAAATGCTCTAGTAGCATCATCTAATATATAATTCAAGTATTTCTTACTATCTTTCCAAGCTGCCTTAGAAGTGTTCAACAGCATAGTTAATACTCTTCTTTTTACCTAATTGTGATTCCAGAACCAAGGTTCAGTAATATGATAAGACATACTAACAGCAGTATTAGCATTACTTACTAATTCACTAGCAGCAATCTGTCCTTGTCTTTGTGGAGTAATACCAGTAAGCTTAGCTACCATATCTTCAATCTTCTACATTAATTGAATATACTCAGCTATTACATTACTCATAGTTAAGTCCCAAGAAGATAACTAGTTGAATTGAGATGGTTTACCTCCTTCACGTCCTGGTATATCCCACCCTTCATCATATGGATTAATAAAAGCTACACCTAGTGCACTTAAGTAATGCATCCACTTGTTAACATCAATATTCATAGATTTAGGTATCTAAGTAATATCCATTACTGCTACTTTACCTTTATCTCTAGATAATGCTAATTCAAGTCTATACCATACTACAATATACATATACTGTAACGGTTTCATCATACTTACTAATGATCTAGGCTTACTATTAGTATTATTATATACTACACCAGTGTAAGGCAATTTCTGTGAATTAGGATTATCAGCAGATATATGTTGATATTCAATAGGTTGAATTCCTATATACATATCATCACCGATTCTATATCCTTCCCATACTTCAATAATCCAATCCCATTCTACAGATTGTTCTGTACCTGTTACTTTATAATCTTCATCTACTTGAAATTCTTCAACTTCTCCAGTTTCTGGGTTTAGTAAAGTAACAAATCCTATCTTTTTGAAAGACTTCCAACAGCAATGATATACTACTATATGATCTATATCAAATGGATTATCTGTAAAACTATTAATCTTGTGTAGTTTAATAGATTCATAATCTATACTAGTCTTTCTTATCTCTGGATTATTACCTGCTCCAGGTCTTTGATCAATAAGTTCTAATAACTCATTTAGTTGTCTTTCAGACATTTTATCATAGAATCTGTCGTATATTTCAGTAGCAGACATGATCATCTTTCTGCGGCACCATGCTGCATCATCTATAAATTCTAAGTCTAAAGAATGCTCATAATCAAAGTACATAGGGTTTACTCTTTCTACATAAGGATCTCCATTGATTACACCTATGTAGTATATTTCTTCTCCACCTATTAAAGCATCTTTCCAGCCTTTATAGAATTCATGAGTAAGATTCAATTTTCTCTTAAGGAATTGCAATGCATGATAAGCTTCAGTTTCTGCTATATCCTTATAATCTTTCTATAGATACTTAGCTATAGCTTCCGGAGTCTAGATTTCTCCTGTAGCTAATGCTTGTTCATATCTGGCTGCTTGTTCTGGACTTAACTTACTAGCTATAGTAGCCTGAATATAATCCATTAGCATTTCTTTGGCTTTTTCCTATAGTTCACTAGCAGCTATATCACTTGTGCGTTGTGGATGAAAATTAAAAGGTCTTTTAGTTTCTTCACCAAGTAACTAATCTACATACGGTTTAATAATATTATAATCCTATGCCATAGCAGGAAATCCATCATCTTGTTTAAATGGATTAGTTACATATTTAAGATCCTTTTCATTATATATGCTATTATATAAATCATAGTAAGTCTACATCTCGTCAGATCTAGATCTACCATTACCACCAAATCCTGAATCTCCAGCGCCTACTACATAGTCTACGCAGGCTTCTTTCCAGGCTTGTGTCTTCTTTGACATTGGTAGTTTCTGTGCAGGGAAACTTTTAGTATTCTTCATAGTTAAAATGTATATACATTATCGTCATTAGAAAATACTCTAGGAGTATCATCATTGAACCAACTCTGCGCAAAAATTGGTCCATCGAAGAGCATCTTCTATTTGTTTTCTTTTTCTTTCTTTTTAACAACTACATTATACAGTTGTTCTCTATATATCATAACCTACATCAACGCCATCACTCGGTCAAAGTTACCTGTATCGTTATAGCTTATTAGCTCTTCTAATAGCGGCTCTGATAGTATTCTAGTTAGGTTCTTCTTACCTGGTGCATACTCTTCATTCAACCATTCTTTTATCATACCTTCACCCCATTGCTTTATCTACTTATTCATATGACAACCTTTTCTTCTTTGTACTTTAGAATTACTAACTATATCATTAATAATATCAGGTTGATCAGCTAATAAGTAATCACAATGCTTAGCAGTAAAGTAAGGGAATAGACCTTTGCGTTCATTTTCATACATTATACGCGCATTATAGTATAATGCTAACTTACGTAAGTTTTCATAGTATTCCTCAGCTGTTGCAGGTCTACCAGTATATTCAGCTACTATAATATCATAATACTCTTCAAAGTTCTAAAACCTCTTATATACAATAGATGATCCTAATGAATTAGTACCAGACTAATCATGATCATAAGGGTCTACACCTATTATATATAATCCAGCTGTTGCATCTTTAGCTGGATGTTCCCATATAACTATTGAGCCAGTAGGATCATCGTCTTTACCAAGTGGATACTTAGTAACATCGCCATGTTTCTTAGGTATCCATTTGATACTACCAGATTCGTCAAATATTAAATCACCTACTTGTTTATGATTCTATAACTAAGTATTAGTACGAATAAGTCCTAATTGCTCCTACAGTTCTTTCTTAGGAAATATATTCCCATTAAATTCCAACATTGCTTCTTGTGGAGTAATAGGACGCTCTGCAACATAACGGTCTATAGCAGTAGTATTGGTAGCCGTACTTATTACTTTTCTACGCTCATCTAGTATAAATTCAAGAGAAGGTTTAGTAATGGTATTACCATCATCATCCATATATATTCTATTACCATCGTCATCTCTCGTATCTAGATTAGTATACTATGGAACAAAGAACCCACACAGTTTATCTGTAGGTGTACTATCCCATATGTTCTCAAACCCTAAGCAATTATATCCACCTGGATTATAGAACATATCTTTCATAGTTTCAAATGCAGAGCCTTTATCACCACCAGTTCCCCATACAATCATAGTACCAAACGCTATACCGTCTTGTTCTACAGATGGTCTAGCAATTTGCCATGCTGCACCTAATTCTGAGAATGAACCTCCTTCTTCAAATAGAATTAATTTGGCACGTTTACCACGTACTACATCAGGATTATCTTTCAAAGTAACGCCAATAATCTCTGACTTATAACCCATTTCTGCTTCATTGCCAAATTCATCTTTAGTCCAGAATCCAGCTCGTTTACGCATAGTACTGTTAACAGATCGTTTCTTACCCCAAGCTGTATTTTTATCTATAAAGTCCATATAGTCCCAAGCTTTAGTAAGAATACCATCTTCAGTAAGATACTGCTTATTAGAAGCATATATGTATGTTTTACTATTAGGTATTAGATAATAATTACGACATGCCATAGCTCCACCTTTGTAACTATATCCTTTGCGACGTGATTTAAGTAGACATATATGTTTTCCTTTATCTTCTGCTTCCTGTACTGCCTAGAAGTAGAAATAGTCATAGTCATAGAAATCAGGGAATGTTACTACACTGTCTCGTTTTACTTTAGTCTCTCCGTTAGGTAGTTTAGTAACAGTGTTAACTATACGTTGCATTGGACAAAAGTTAATATAAAAATAGTTATACCCAGTGATGTAATCTCCATCCTCTGCGGTATAACCATTAATGCAACGATCTTTCTATTCGTCCCAGTATGTATAATATTCAGTAGTACCAATTGGATACTAACAATAAGCTCCGGTCTTTAAGAATGTTAAAGCCGGAGTTCTAAACTTATCACTATTTATTATTTTCTTCTAGAAGTCAATCATAGTTATGATATTTCCAAAGTTTTTTGATTAGGTTCAACTTTTTCTTCTGTTTCTAAAGTAAGCATATCTAAAGGATAATTTATAGTATCACCAAAATATTTAGTTATTAAATCATCGCACATCTTTTTAAAGATATTATAATCTTCTTCTTTCCAATATATCTTAGATTTTGGATTTGAGTTATCAAGTGTAATAACCATTAGTTTATCTTCTTTTGGTTTATTATCCATAACATTTATATTTTAATTAGTCGCCCTACCACCGAATCGAACCCGGACCTAGAGGGTTAGAGCCTCTCGTGCTACCACTACACCATAGGGCAATATGCCAGGGAATATTTAATGTCTGTCCCTGTCAGACCTCTCTATCAGTTCAACGAGATTATTTCTTAAACAAACTCTTTAGCCAATGAATAGTACGCTTGATAATACCTTTCTTCTTAGGTTCAGCTACTGCTTCTTTCTTATATTCTTCAATCAAAGACTCACTAGCTTCTTTAGCTGCTTTATTTGCTTTTTGTTTGTTATCAATTTCTTTCTCAAGCACATCACAAATCTCTTCAGTGCTATTACATTTTGTTAAATCAAGTACTTTCTTCATAGTTTCTTTATTTATATTCATATAACGTACCTATTAATTTATTGTTATAAACTTGTGTATAATTTGCACAAATTAAGCTAATTCATAAGGATTAATCTGAGCATCTCCACGTACTTTAGTAGTACTAACTTCTTCAGCTTTAACTGCTTTTTCGAGGAAATCTAGTGTCTGAAAGGTAGCTTTTACTTTTTCCATACCAGCTAATAGATCTTTAATCTTCTTTTCATCTAGTTGCTCTTCTAGAGAATCTTCGTAATACTTACTAATAGTATCTACTTTGTTTCTCATACTATCTAACATTCTTAGATTTCTAGTATATATTAGCTTCTTATAATCATCTTCACAAGACTTTTCTTCTACTGTAAGATTATAATTCTCATCACCAAAGTATAACTGCTTAAGTTTCTTTTCTCTGATATCTGGTTCTAGCTGAAGTACATATGGAGATTTAAAATACCACATAAGTACTATATAACTTATTACATTTGTAGCTTGTGTTTTGTCTGGCTTATCAGCCTCCCATAACTTTTTAAAGAATGGGAGACCTAAAGCATCAGGGTGTATTACTACTTTACCACCATTTATATCAAATAGCTTCATTAGTTACTTCTTCAACACTAGGTTCAAAATTCTCTGGCATAAACTCTTCAGGGTGCTGAGCTCTATACTCTTCTTCAGCTTTAGTATTAGCAATAGCATCTAACAGTTGATAGAATTTCAATTCTACTTCTTCTCGTTGTTCAGCAGGAATAGTAGGCATCAACTTTTCAATAGACTGCTTCATTACTTCTTCGGTAAATTCACCTTGTACAGTTTCTGTTCTGTAAGGCAATCCGTTAATGTTAACATCAATAAAATTTCCAACACCTGATGCACTCACTGGAGTAATTGTAATATTAAGTTCTTTCATATTCTTATTATTTATTTTCATTATTTTGTTCTGCTGTAACTTCTCCAAATCCTTTTTCTCCTCTTTCAGTTTCACTTAGCTCTTCTACTAAAGTGGGTTCTAATATAGAACAAGGTACAATAACTAATTGAGCAAATGGTTCATCTATAGTATATACTGTAGGAATAGCATCTGTAGTTACTTTAAATTTAGCCATCAACTCTCCACGATATCCAGTATCTATTAAACCTACTCCATTTGTTAAAGCTATAGAACGTTTACTAATTGAAGACTTCATCATAAGTAAGCCACAATATCCTTCAGGAATCTCTACCGCTAAATCAGTATGATATACAAGTACTAACTTTCCGCTATTATCTACTTCTTGAGTAATACGAGTAGCATACAGATCCAATCCAGCATCTCCTGCTGTAGCTCTAGTAGGCAACTTACCTTCAGACTTCTTAATCTCTTCTGTACCGTCTTCTTTCTTTACTGAGTAATCTAACTTTTTAAATTTCAATTGTTCCATAAATCTTTTTCTACTTTTCTATAACCTTCTTCTAAAACTTCTACTATCTCTTTAATTATTTCATTCTTAACTGCATCAATACTAAGATCTTGTGTAACTTCTTTAGAGTGTACAATTCCATGAGTAATACCTTCTTCATTTTTACGTATGAAGTGAACGTGTAAAGTAGGATTACCAATACGGTTTTTATTTACATCTATATCCTATGTTTCCCACCAAATAGCTTCTAAATTATTCATCTTGTTCAATATCTTTTGTATTAATACTAATTGCTTTACCATGATGAAATCCCCAATCTAAGAATACTGTATTACAAAGTACATGATCTATATGAGGTAGTCCACTTTCAGGATCTATTAATTCTCCTTTGTCTATAGCAGTAAGATGCCTTAGTAATGCTGCTTTATATCTTTTCCAAAAATCTGGAAGATTTTGCCAACTATTATCTGAGTATTTCTGAGCTCCATAAGTAAGTACCTTACCAATATTCTCAACTACATCTAATGGAACTAGATCCATTCTTACTTTACCACAATCATATTTCTTACCATCATTCTCCATCTTCAATATACTTATTAGTTAAACAGTTGTACAATCCTTTTATCTGTAACCGCCTAGTTTCAATATTATCTGTGTCTTTTAGTTTAGCTAAACCTTCTAGAATGTCATCTAGAAATTCATTATATGTTAACGAATAGTCATTTATCTTCTTATCCGCAACTTCCATTAATTCCCTTAACTCTTCGCTGATATTAGAACCTAATCGTTTAGTATTGTTCTTCTCAAACTCCCATAGAGCTAATGAATCTTCTTTACTTTGTCTTTCCATATTCTTTCATTACTTTAACAAAACATCCAGCAACCCAACCAACTAAGTAAGCATATCCTTCATTGCCACCAGTTGAAAAATCTTCATTATTCATACCTGTAATTTCAAAGTAATAGTCAGAAATGTGAACAGATTCATGGGCTATGTTAGCACTATCTACTAACTCTGGCTTATATATTATACACAGTATTCCAGTAAAATAGTTAAAGTTTTGAATAACAGGTCTACATTCAGCTACTACATCATCATGATAAGCATTGGTCATTGCATCTTGAGCATTTTCTAGTATCTTATTGAATTCTGGGGTAATCTCTAATATAGAGAACTTCTTGCATAGAAACTGTATATCTTCCTCACTCTCTACTATAGCTATCCAAAGTGTTCTAGGATACATATTATTAAACTTTCTTAGTATCATATTCTTAATAGTCTACTGTCACTAATTGCTACATACATCTGTATATTGTTAAGTAATACAGGATCAAAGTAAATAGAATCTAACCAGTGAATTTTATAATTGGGTGTTAAGCATTCTTCAATAAACTGTCTCATTTTATTTCTTTATATCTCTTTTTTAATTTAAGTTTAAATAAGTAAGCAAACATAATATCTTTAGTATCTTCATCATTTGACATTACTTCTTTAGCAAACTTAAATGGACTATTGCATATTACTTCTATAACAGGATAAGGTAAATTATATTTATTTGCCAGACTTGAGTAAATTGATATCTTTTTTTGCTGTTGCATTTATATAATATTCACTAGTTTCTAACTCTGTTAAAGATTCTCTGATAGTATTAGGTCTAATAGAATTTATTATTACTATAATATCAGATTCATCTAAATCGTGATTTCTGTATAGTATATCAGATAATTTCTTGATTTCTTTATTAGAGTAAGGTTTCTTTGGAACAAAAGAAGTTAATTTCAGATTAGAACGTAAGTTAAAGAGATGTCTAAAATATCGTACTAACCTATTACTTCTATTCTCTACATGTACTATATGCCCATTGTCAAAGATCATATAGAAATGTTTATTATTTATTTTATTATTCATTTACTCTTAGTATTAATGTTATTTGCACCCTATCTTTTATTATCTCTGGAATTAGTATCTTATTAACTACTAATTCATCTTCTGCTTTTCCCTGTACTAAAAGACCCTCTTTCTTGAACTTACTTATATATCTACTTAAGTTATCTGGAGTAATACCCATAGTACTTTTAATCATTCTACGATTGTCAGTATTGGCTACATTTTTACTTACACCAGGTATTGGAGTAAAGTTCACATCTAATTCAACGAACTTAGTAAGTAACTCCAATTCCCTATTTGTAAGTTGTAGTATACCATTTAAAGCGTTAAGGTATTCATAGTAAAGATTGCCTTTATTAACAGTCTTTACTAATTTATTCATCTAACAAATCTTTAATACTATTGAGAACTTTATTTAAATTATGGTATACAGTTTCTGCTTCTACTTTAACACACTGTTGAACATTGCCTTCATTATAATCCTTCATCAATTCGCCATAATCTTTAGTATATGTATCAATCAAAGTATTAACGTATTCTTTTACTTTCTCTAACTTATCGCAACAGCATTCACATTCATCCACACCTTCTTGTGCTTCTTCACTGTACCAAATTACATAATCTTTATTAGCTAATTCTTCCATAGTAGAAGAATCAAACGCCATTGAAGTATAAGTTTCTGTATCTGATACTACTTCAGATTTCTGAAGTTCCCACAAGTTTAAATCTTCAACTTTAGTAAACACATCACCTTTTTCAGCGAAGCTAAAATCCTTAATTACTTTGTATCCTTCCATATGTCTAACTTTTTATTTAATATCTTTTGTTTAAATTCTTGTATCTTATTAAAGTTTTGTTTACACTCTTCGTAACCATCAATTCTACCTTGGTCATAACCTTCTTTCTTTCCTTGACGATAAGTGAGAGCACCAAAACCAATAATACTCACAAGTACTATTATTGTTCCCATAATGCCCTTAAAACGTATTAATATAATAAGTGTTTAAAATATTTAACATTTATTAATGTTTAGTAAAGTAATAGTAAAAAGAATGCCCCGCTTTGATGGCAGGGCAGCGATTTAATACTCTAAAAACATTCAATTCATGAATGATAGCTTATTTAACGACTTTGGCTACAACGTCGTATGGCTTAACTAATTGTGAGTCTTTAAATAGATCAAAGTCTTTAGCAAATTTCTTAGGGTATACTATAGTATCACCAACCTTAATGGTACTATCAGAACCGGTTGGAATAGATAGAACAATACCTTTTGCAAAATCTGATTCAACTTCTTTAGTATGAGTCTTTACTTCATACTTATTAAAACCTTCTTCATCCTTTTCCCCAGTAGGGATTTGCTCTGTATATTCTTTAGTAACCATGATAGGAGCTAAAGGTTTTACTAATATATCTTTTTCAAAACTATATTCCAATCCGTTTACCACTGTTTCTAGTACTTTATCTTCCATAATATTTACTTTATAATATCTATTAACGCAGTAAGTAAAGTAATGTTACTCATCTATGTGATTAAATTTACGCTTAAAAATATATCCTTTATGGCAGATGTCCATTCTATCTTTAAAGTTAGCGCAGTTCATATTATTAACAAACGCACAACCTACACAACAACCTTTACTAAGCTCAGGAGTAGCTATATAAGTTTTATTCCTGAAAACATACTCAATTCTATCTGCTTTTTTTTGTTCGTTCTTTTCCATAGTAATACCGTTTTAGGGGCTACCTTTTTTATTCAAAGACCGTCAGAAAGGTAGCTAAACTGAGCCTACTTACGATTAGGATTCCCTGGTGCGCTTCTACCTTATGGTAACTTCTTTAAGCGTGGAACGTACTACGATCCCGTGTACTTAGGGCACATTACTTTGTTAATTTATTTAGTATGATATAAGCTAGACATCCTAACATACCTACTAAACATAGTGCAGTAAATTCTGTCATTTAACTGTATTTATTTCTTTCTTAAACTGTTCATATAAATCTTCAGAGAAAGTATATTCTATTTGTCCTGGTAAAGTAAAGGATCTATAATTATCATTCAATTTATAGTTCTTACTTATCTTACTTAAGTAAAGACAATTAGAATACTGTTGATCTCTTTGTCTTATAAAGTAGTAATTCATATTCACACTGTATTTAACTGTATCTACTGTATACAGTAACGTATATTTAACTATATTGGTTATTATTAATAACATTTATTATGAATATTTATTTAAGTTTAATAGCTATTTTTTAACATTATTTAAAATAAAAATATATAAAAAATTTTTTTGGTGAAGAAATCTGTGTGCGTGAAGCTATCCCTAAACAAGACCCCTGTAACCTCGTTGCGCGGGAAGACCCCGTGCACTTTGGTTAAACGTTCGATAAATCTCACTAAAACAATATTAGCATATGAAATTCAAAGTTGAACATGAAGGTGATGTTTACGCAGTTGCTATCGCAACTGGTACATCTAAAGATGGACGTAAGTACGCAAACGTACTTTTGAAAAAAGAAGCAATTCTAGCTATTCGCTCGAATTACTCTTTATTCCTCGATCCTAACGATAAAACACTTATGAATCAGTTAAATCTTACAGATTTAACCTATTCTGAAGATGGGACACGTAAAGTGACTTTACTTAAAGAACCAATTAAACTTCAAGAGAAGTATAAATTGATAAGTGTGAGTCATGCGCCTTACAAGGTTGATGACAGAGTCATTAGAAGTACATACTGCGTATGTGAAGAATCTGACAGCACGCAAGCTACTGTCGATAGAGCTGTACAGAGGGGTTTTGACAGAGCTGAAAGCTTCTTCAAAAACCCAGAATTTTACGATGATTATCGTAAATTCGTACTCTTCGATGTATCGAAGGAGGAGCTTGAGAATCTGTTACAACAGACTGAAGAACTGGAGGATTAATTCCTCCAGCATCTTCCTTGTTATATTAATATATAGCCTAACCTAACATCATTCCTATGTTATGTCATATATACTACTCAGACTCTAACATGACTTTAGAAGATTATGGAAGAGTAATATTTGCTATAATAACAGTAATAGTAATATACAAAATAATATTACATATTAGTAACCATAATAACAAACATAATGAACCATCAGATTAACATTGATGAAGCTATTGCTATTGCAAAAGAATATCATCTTGAAACAGAAGTAACCGAATGTATCAAACAAGGTATGTCACCAATCGAAGCATTAATCGAATGGGACTTAATATAAACAAAAAATATGATAATGAATTCATACCTGTAGTAAAAAATATTATTGCAGACTTTAATCTAACAAATAATATTAAAAGTTAAAATTATGAAAACCAGAAAACACTTTATCAGAAAGTATGAACTATTAGTTAGATGTATTCAAACTAATCTAGAGTTCTTTATTGCGTAATTTTAATGTGGCTAGAAAAGCAGTGGCAAGCCTGTATTAGACACAGAGCCTGATTACGTAATTAATAGTATCATCGTAGTGTGTGGTACAAACGTGTGAGCACTATCTAAACTCAGTATGAAGGAGTTTTCACTATTTTAGATTTAAAAAATAGTTCTGAGCATCTGTCACTGGATGAACAAAGAGTGGCAACGTAACTATGCGTAAATAGTAGGGGACAGCATTAGCTGTCCTCTTTATATGTTTAATCAATAAACTAAAAAAAGATATGACATTAGAACAATTTCAAAATCTTAAAATCGGCGACATAGTAGTAGCTAAATTAGTTAACTCAAAACAAAGTCGCGTTAACCCTGTTACTAATATTGACAGAGGAAATCTAAAACTACACATCGGTAAGAGTGGAAAATGGCGTAGCTATTTGCAATTTGAAGTATTAACTGCGGATTACGTAGTTAAATGGATCAAACGAAGAATAGATAGTAAATCATCTCCTCATTTTACTATTGAAATTAAGAGTGATACTGAAGTAACATTTAAAGTTCATAAAAAAGTACAATTCAATCAATGAAAAAGTTAACAGAACAACAAAAAGTCAGAAGGCAAATATTATTTAATATGCCTTATTTGTTACTTACTTTTCTTATTAAAGAAAGAGTATTAAATAGATTTCTAGATAACACTAGTAAATATGCAATCGTTCATAGTATAAATCTATCATGTCTTTATACAAAATTAAGAGATCCTTATGCAGCAATTGAATGTACATTCGCATGGGATTGTACAAAAGAAGGATACAATTTTTGGAGAGAACTTAATAACAAGTATAAAAACATATGAGAAATGAACGATTCTGGCGCATTGTTATTACTATCGAATTGTTAATATACTTATTAGTATTATTAACAATGGTAACAACATTGGTATTTATAGCAAATAGTATTTAATCAATAAATAATTATTATGCAAAAATTAATGTATTTTTTATTTGGACTCATAACTGCATTATTTGCAGCTGTGATGATTATTGAACATCAAGGAATATATTTCTTTGATGAAGAAGTGTATGGACTATTATATACCGATTATTGGAATTATTGGTATTACTCTAAAGTAGTGATAATCGCACTATTTATATTCTGCGTATTATCTTTTGTATATACACTTGGTAGTGGATATAAAAATAAAGACGATGGATACAAAGAAATCAAACCAAGCTGATTTAGCAGATATATGGTGGGATAAGTTTGAAAATTGGTATGAAACACATCCAGTTACAAGAGTATTAATTGTAATAGATGCAATATTGATAGCATTTATATACTTAGTATTAACTTAAAAACATTTATCAAAAATGAAAAGTAAATACGTATTTTGGCTAATTGCAGCAATAGTAGCATTAGCAATTTTTATCAGTTGTGCAAGACCTCGTAGTCCTAAAGAAAAACAAATCCCTGAAACGGACACAATTGAACAAGTAGTAGCACCAACAGTACAAGAAGTGCTACAATGGCGTGAAAGTATAAGATTAGACAAGTATGTAGATAGTGTGTTCTTAGTTATGCCAGAACAAGTACTAACTCAAATACTTGTAACTAAAGGTACAGATTTATCAAATCATGAAATTGTTTCTATTTATATTAGTAACAAAGACTTTTATGATAAATTAATAAAGAGGAGTATGGATATACAAAAAGAATATATACCAGATAGTATGCCAAGGTCCTCATTACCACAACTTAATAGTGATACAATTCATGAAGCCGTTAACTATTAAATTAAATAAGGTTACTTCAGTCTGTGAAGATAGAAGTAATCGTTTTTACTGTGAGAATCAGTGACAAACATGTGGGGCTTATATCTTAGATGTCCACCTAACTCATGCTGTAGTTAGACAAGGCAACCATCGAGTATTAGTGCAGACGTTAAAATCATGTACTCCAATAAGATTAGTTTGACAGCTATATCTGCTTATGAGTTAAAACTAAGTGAGAGTCATTTTAATTAGTATTTCAATTAAGCTGTATTAGTGTAGAAGTTACACAACGATGTGAATCGTCAAGCCTGCAATATACTGCAATATATTGTATAAACTGTTACATGCCTTCTTTATTTACTGTAAGCGTACAGTAGAAAATGTGTGTTAATATATAATTAAGATTGATAAAACCATCTAGTTGCAGCTAGACGTCCTCAAAATATTGTATAATTAAAACTATTAAATATGAAAGAATGAATATTTTTAAGAAAATCAAACTGAAAATCAGTAGTTACAGAAGGCTAAAAGCCTATCATAGTAACATCAAGCGACTTGCTGAATTAGAATTATTAGATAATCCTAAACGGCAGAAAGAAGTTGCATTACGTTCACAATGTTTAATTCATGGGCACAAATGGAAAAATGAGCCTAATAACAATGAATTAAATATTCCTATTACTAAAAGAACTTACTGTGAAAGATGTGGTAAGTACTATAGTCAAGAAATTTATAAACAACTTTAAATTCATATCAAATGAAATCTTTAAACTTTGTAATTATTGGAATCCCTGCATCAATCAATCAGGAAAGTATTGTAACAGCAGTAGCTCTTATGGCTAAGAAACTTGGTTTATCAGAAGTACATACAGAAATACTTGAAACAAGTAAATTTGTAACTAGTTCTTCAAATAAACAAATGATTGAAAACATCTTGAAAGATGTTATTACTGTGTGTACAGCAGCTGGTCTAATGAATATCGCTGCAATTAATGCCAATTTTTGGAAATTAATTGAAGATGGTAAGTTAACTAGACCACAAATTGAAATGATGCTGGATGAAAAAGAAGTTACAATTGAGTATCTCAACAAAAAGGGATGTGCTTATATCTTTGATCTTTTAGTACAAGCAATGAGAGTGTTATAATTATGGGAAAGACCTATAAAGAATCTCATTTTCCAGGTTCTAAGCAATCAGGAAAAGCAGCTGAATATCAGTCTAAAAAGAGAGTTAGACATTCTAAAATGCAACCGTATAAAAGGGAAAGAGCTATTGTTTAACTAAGAATTACTAATTAAGTAGTTATGATAGAATCCAATCAACACAGAAGGTTATAACGCCAGACCCCTAAAGGTGATTAATACCTACGGACTATACAACGGTCAACCTTATTTAAGGTCAGGAGAAGGAAAAGGGCTAGCTATCAAATAAGGCGTACGAATAGATAGTATAACTTTCTATTTCTTTATTATTATGTGGACAAAAGAAGAACTAGAAAAGAAAACAAAAGAAGAACTAGTAAACATTATTATTAAAATGCAGATAGATATTCGAGAAGAAAGAGATGAAATCTATCGCAGACGTTTATTAGATACTTTTTAAAAATTATTCATTCACTTAAATAAATCAATTATTAACAATTAAAATCAAAAGAATTATGAAAAATTTTATGAACTTTGTAGGAATTATGTTAGGTGCAGCAATGTTGTGTGACAAAGCAACTGATGAAAATTACAACTTTGAAGCTGGTATGAAAAAACAAGAAGAAAAAGACGGTAAAGTTGAAGCATCAGCAGTTACTGAAGCAAAGAAACAGATCCAACAAGAACAACTTGAACGTGAATCTCGTGAAGTAAAACGTAGAATTCAGGATTGTGAAAAAGCTGTTTCTAGAGCAGAAAGATACGGACGTTTTGCATCAAAACACAAGAACATTATGAAAGACTTTTCTGAAGGACTGAAGAAAGCTCAAGCTGAATTTGAATCTACAGGTGATTACAAAGCTTGGGACAAAAAGTATTTAGAACTTACAGACAAGAAAGATGACGCTATCGCAAAAGCGAAAGAAGAAATCTTTGGTTCAAGATACGAAAATATCTATCTTTAATCAACATCCAAATTCTAAATGCTTTTATGCTAAATAGAATAAATGTGAACCCTGCAAACTATATAAGTCGCATTGTCGCATTGAGGAGTTCGGGGCAACATGAACTGAATTGACAGTTCTATTCAATGCTTTTATGCTAGTAATAGGATATTATGCCTACTGATCATGTGCTATAAATAGATCATTCTTTATTTAAATGCTTTTATGCTAACAAATAAAGGATAGTCTCATAGACGAAAAACAGTAAGTATATCAAAATACATATACATATAGTACTTTATGTCTATATTTCAATCGAGTCTCTAGCTTGCTAGATGAGCACTTGGTATAATATGTATTCTGTCAAAGACTATAAATTCTAAAGTAATAGCGGCTTTATGCTATTATATACTAGATTTAATGCTTTTATGCTCATAATCAACGGTATGTACTATTACTTTAGAATTACATATTAAGTATAGAGAGTTTGATCGCTCTCTATACTATTAAAAGAGTATATTGCACTATTATATCAACCCAATGATATATGAAAACTCGTGTATGATGTATATCTCTCTAATTGAGGCGTTATCCGATCTGCCAGGATATGAAGGCGCAGAGGTGTGCAAAACTCTTTATATTTACAACTTAAAATTATTTATCATGAGCTATATTGCAGCAGATATGTGGGGTGAACATCTATTCTATAATAAACCTGTTAGATATGTTCATGAAACAACAAAAAGAAGTTGGTGGATAGATCCAAAACATAATAATTCTATTAGTGTACCAATAGGTACGGCTAAACTATTTAATGATGCAGGATTCTTATATACGCATTATGTACCATTTGATAAAAGAAATATGTGTTTTGGAGATAATCCTATAGAAATAAAAGTATATTGACTGTTAGGTCATTATATGCCTGAGCAAGACGAGCTTTCGCCGGCTCTACCTCCACTATAAAATAATAACAAGGGGGTATATATGTATTGATTGGCAGAAACAGTAATGAATAGGTCAATAACGTCAGAAATGACAAATCTTTTGTAACAGACTATACTCGTATCGCAGCGTGATACGTTAAGTCAACGGCTAAGCTAATGTCGTAAAAAGCAGGTTACGGATCGTGCAAATGGATAGACACAGGTAGACAATACTGAAGAGTGCGGGTTCGAGTCCCGCTCCGTAAACAAATATTATCAAAAATTAAAAACAAAAAGTATGAGTATATTAAATTTATTAAAGGAAAAGACTGCTGATGAAAAACAGAACTTTTTAAATTCTATAAGATCTAAAGCATCTCCTAAATTAAAAAATACAGATGATAATAAAATATTAGATGTAATAAGTATAGTAGATGCATTTAATTCATCTTTATCTATCAATAGTTTAGTAGAACAATCTTCATGTGTTCCTAAACAAAATATAGTTTTACCTACAGAAATATTAGGTCAAGGTGTAGATCAGATACCTTTACAAAAATATGATATTATCAGAGCAAAAATAGGAGGGTGTGAACATTATGGAGTAATCTATAAAATAGATACTGAGCTAAATATTGCTTGGGTAGTAAGTATAACTAGCGATATTACTTTAGATAATTTAATTCCTATTAAAAAGAGTAGATTATTTAAAACATTCTTTGTAGCTTATTTTCATCCTATATTCTTAAATAAAAACAATTATACTTTTTGTAATGTTTTTGATAATAAAGAAGAATTTGATGAAACTGTAAGAATCATTAAAAAGTATTATAAAACAAATTTTAGAGTATGAAAATAGATTATAACAAAACAGCAATCATTCCTTTAGATTATAGTAAAGGAAGTAAAGGTTTGTGACTAGCAGTTAAAAAGAATAATAAATATATTCTAAGATTACTAGCTATATTTGAAACATCTCTCATTGAACAAATCAAAATAAATAATAGAGATTTGTTTGATTATAATGTATTTTATAGTCTAAAAGAAGCATTGTTAGATTATGATTTTACTTTAACTAAAAAGAATTATAATCAATTAGACGCTTTAGCTTCAATAAACGAAAAGAAACATTATGAACAATACTTAAAAACATTTTGTAGATGAAAAAGACTTTAAATCAATTAAAGGCAAGTCGAAGGAACTTATCTCTTATGCTTTTAGCTGGTATGATTACTAATCTGAAACATATCAAACATTTTGTTAGAGATACAGAAGTAGCAATAAGAATAGATACTTTATTAGCAGCTATAGAAAGACTTCAGTCTTCAATTAAAGAAACTACTTATGAATCGTGGTCGGCATAAAAAGAATAAAAAAGAAGACAATATCTATAGTAAAGATACTATTTTATCTTGTATAAGGAGTGAATTAGTAGAACTATATAGAATATCTAAACAGCAACAAATAAGAACTTCAGATCCCAGTACGTACAAAGCAAGAATATACATTACCAGTAATACAGAAAGAGAAGAACCATATCTATGTATTATTAATTGCTATATCAATGATATACATTACATTGATGGATCAATAAAAAGGATAGAACTTATTTTAATTAATGGTACTATTAGCAATACAATATATACAATCAGATGTCACTTCGGATATAAAGAAACAAAATTTAAATATAAACATGAATAAAAAAGGCTTAAGAGGTTTTATTAGGAATAAATTGCCTAAAACTTGGGAAATTGTTCTTACAAGAGAACGTAAACTTACTGCGTTCATTGAGTATGTATATGAATCAACTCCATCAGTAATGAAGGGAGGTAGAGGTTGGCGACGTGGTGTACATAACATTACAGTCGGATACAATAGATGCAAAATCTATGAAATGTTTCAAGCTGAAAAGAGTAAAGAAGGCTTGATATATTGGGTAGGCATCTATAATAAAATTAAAGATCTTGAACATCAAATGAATTAACATGGAAATTGTTCAATATGTTCGCTGGACTGAACTAGGAGAGCGAGAAAGACTACAAGAAGTAATGCAGCAATGCAGTGGAGAGATGGAATTCAGAAAGAAAGTAGCTTCTGAATTCAACATTAGCCCAATGGATGCAGCAGTTGTAGTAAAGAGATTCAAAAATGAATTTATCAAAATACTTAAAACAAAAGGATTATGTTAAAAGCAGGTATGTGGATCGCACAAGGTCCAGAAACTAATGTATTGCTCCTTTTAAGCGGAGTAGAACCATTATTAGAAGTAGTAGGTGCAATTGATCTTAATTACTTTAAACAGAATGGTAAAGCTAAAGATCTTACTAAAGACAGTCCTGAAGTAGTAGATATTATGATGTATCCTGAAAAGTATACATTTGCATTACCATCTATTACTGAAGTAGTTGATAATGTAGGTATTGGTGATTTACAGACTCTAGAAGGCTTAGGAGAAGATTCTAGAAAAGATAAAATCATCGAAGAAGGTATTGCTTACTATAAATCAACTTTACCATTATATGGTATAGAACAAGCTAAAGTAAGAACTAGACTGCATTTAAAGAAGAAATACAGCCTAAAAATGTCTCAAGCTAACTATGTATTCACTGTAATTTGTAAAGCACTAAACAGAGAACCATAATGAGCGATTTTAAGAGACTTATTGAAGCACTCAATGCTGAATTAGAGGAACCTTATAGGTTTACTTTAGACAAGATTGTATCTTCTGCTAATTTTGATACTAAAGTATTAGGATATGCAGATAGTGTATTAGATGATTGGACAAATATACCACCTAATTTAAAATCTAAGATAGTTACTAGTAATACTTGTCTAAGTATCAATAAGTGGATAAATAGAAGACTGTGGATGGATATTCTTAATAATCTGTTAGAAGATAAAATATTAAGTCTTCAGACTAGATTAGTAAGAGTAAGGATTGCTATTAATATGTCATTGAAAATGGCATATCCTCTCAATGAAGAAGAGAAAGAAGAATGGAGAGAACATATCTCAGATGTATTCTATAAAAGATGTCTAGCAGTAAATAATTATTACTGTAAAGAAATCATAAAACTTCCCTTCTGAATTTAAGGATTGTAGTTATTGGGTTAACTACAATCCACTAAAATTTAGCTATATGACACAAGAAATAATAGATCTAGTGGAGCAAGCTAAACAAGGTTCTCAAAAAGCATTTAGTAAATTATACTATAAGTATAAAACTGATATTTGGTATACTATTATGGGTGTAGTCAAGAATACAGATATTGCTGATGATTTAACATCAGTAGTATTTACTAAAGCTTATGAGAAATTATCTATGTATACTCAACATATTTCATTTAATATGTGGTTAAAGACTATTGCTATTAATGCATCAATAGACTATATACGTAGAAACAAAAAAGAGCAATTAAATAACTATATTGATGAGGATGAAAATTCAATTCAACTATCTACTTTAGAGAGAAGTCCTGAAGAAGATTTAATTCTAAAGGAAAAATTAGATATAGTCTTACAAGCTATACCTACTCTTAAGAAGAAATATAGAGATTTAATCAACGCTCGCATAGATGGTATGTCTTATAAAGAGATAGCCAGTAAGCTTGCAATGAATGAATTAGCTGTAAAAGGTGATTTAAACAAAGCAAGACAAAAACTTAAACAGAAAACAGATTATTAACAAATACTTTCAACAATATGACTAGTTTTTGTTTACTCCTTTTAGGAGCATTAGCATCTTTTATCATTTCTAGAATGTGTAAAAGTGCTAGTTTGTACGTATTCTTAGTATGCGTACTTTTACTAGGCTTTGTTGTAGGTACCGGAGTAAAAAAGGTAGTTGCAAATACCTCAAATACTCCTTCTCAAGAGTTAGTTGTTACTATGGCTCCTAATCCCACATCTCAAGGTTCTACTGCTTTTGTAGGGACAGTAGATAACCAATCTTATGAAATGGGTCAGGAAGACGGAGGTGAGACGTTAGTAACAACTGATAGAGAAGATGTACTTACTATGCCTAACAATGCAGAGATAGAAGATGACAGTTGACTGCACTTAATTTCATAATTTAAGTGTATTAATTGTTAAGTTATTAATTTATTTAAAACATAATCAATATGGCAAAAAGAAATAAAGGTGGAAAGACTCCAAGTGCAAAAGCAGCAAGAAATTTAGAAGCTTTGAAAAAAGCTAAAGAAGCAGTAGAAGCTTCAGCTAAAGTAGAAACAACAAAAGTAGAAGATTCTAAACCAGAAGAAAAGAAGCCTGAAGAGAAACCAGCTGAACGAAAGAAAGGTGGTGTCTATCAGACTCCAATGGGTAAATCAGCATATGAAACTCATATGTTGTGCACAAAATCACCGTATATGAGTCTACTTTCTCTTAAGATTGAGAAAGACAGTAAAGGCATTGAAAATATCAAAGCCGAGTGGAAGAACAATGAAACTAGTGAAACTACTAGTGTTCTCTTCCCAGTATCTAATGTAAAGGAGGGAGACGGAATTGACGTCAAACGGATTAAGGAAGGAATTAAGAATCCTATTCCTGCCGAAGTTCCTGAAACTAAGCCAGTTGAGGAGCCAAAGAAGGAAGATCCTAAATCTACACCTACTGAAAAGAAACCTAAACAGCAGAAGCCAAAGAAGGAAAAAATAGAAGAAGTAGAAGCTGAAGAAATTGACATCAGCAATGCTCCAACTATTAAACCAGCAGCAGCTCCTGCGCCTAATATCGTAACTCAAAACAGTGACAGAATTGATGCAAATCACTCAGTAGATTTGATGAATGCAATTCTGAAACGCCGTGAAGAGATTAAAGACGATCGGGCAATGTATCAAGCAACAGGAAAACAGGCAGACCTTATGATGTTTGTATTGATTCAGAAATGGAATGACCAATTCAAGAATGATGCAAAAGAACAAGGCTTTACTGTGAACGAAGAAATGTTTGCATATTTGAATGAAACAGCTTCTTTGTTCCTCGGTGTTAATTTGCTTCCTAGCAAAACATCTGATGGACAGCTTGAGATTAACTTCAAAGATGCTGTCGCAAAGACAAATCCTGAAATGCAAAAAGCTTTAGAGCAAGACGCTAAAGTTCCGCAGACTCAGGAAATGCCAAAACCCGAAGAATGTGTCACTGATGAACAGAAAGTAGCGGCAATGTGTACTATTATGAACATGCGACACAAGCAGAAATCAGGAGGTATAGGTAAGAATGTAGCAAATATGATTGAATTTGCACGGGAAGCCTATAAGCTTGATAAAAATGCAGAACCAGCACAAGTATTAGCAACTGTATTGCTTAAGATGAAAGAAGCAGGACGGAATGCTACATTGCTTGAGGGTTGTGCAAATGCTATTTGGGGTAACCTAACAGGTAATTTGTCAGTTTTAGCATCTCATGCTTGGCTTAAGAATCAATTAACAACATACAACGATGCGCAAGTTGCTAATGTTGTGAAAGTATTCTTAGCTAAGAAGATTACTGATGAAACTGCAAAAAACAATAATTACGAAGAAGAAGCAAAACGGTATTCTCAATTAATTAGTGGAACTAATGACGATCTGATCAATCGTATTATTACTTCTGCTAACAATGAAGGTAAAGATGAAGACAAACTTGTATATCCAGAAATCAAGGGTCTGAATCTTAAAGGTAAACACATTTCAGCAATAAAGACTGTAAACAATCTACGGATTGCTTATGGAGCAGAAATGAACGATAAGATGTTGAAACAAGTAATGCAGAAAGTATCTAGCTTGTACACATCAACCTCTTTGAATCCTCTTACTTTCTATATTGAGAAATCTGCGTATGCTACTAAAAAGTAACAACTAACGCATTATCAAAATGAGTAAAAAACCAACAGTTTTGTTTACGCTAGCAATGCTAGCTTTCGGTGGATATGTAGGATTTGTAACTAACTATACGAATACTGCCACCGCACATGAGTATGTGATTCCGAAGTTCACAGATGTACCTCGGACAAAAGACTTTAATATTGATATTAATTTGAACAATAACGCTATAAAATTAAATGGACAAAGCAACCCAGAACAAAATATCAATGTTGAAATCAAAAAGAAAGACAGTATCATCTATCTAACTTCTATTGTAGAGAAGGAAGTACCTAAATACATTAAGGTAAGAGAACTGCCATCAGTTAAAGAGAATAAAACCACTTGTACGGATATTCTCCAAAGACTGAAACAACAACAATCAGAGAAGATGAATCTGAGTCGCAACTAGAACAGCCAATGCGATTATAGAGCTATAATGGTGTATATCCAGAGATGTCTAAATCAAAGGATTAGAAAGTAAATGGTTAGATTACTTTCTTAAAATTAAGATAGTACAGAATATTAGTAGGAATAGAGTATAGCTACAACTATAGGCTACTACTGAAAGTATAATAACTTATTGTGTTTATATACTATCTATAAACTGAAGAGGCAATAAGATAGAGGGAGAGCGTGTACAACCCTCTTGTTTTTGGTGAGAACCGACTGGAGACAGAAACAGAAGACGCAATTAGTAGAGAGCAGTCTACAAAATTAAACAGTACAAGGGGAACGAAATCCTCTTAAGTTACTCGCAGACTTATCATAGTTTGAATCAAGAAGGAGTAATAAACACGATGATGCCCAACAAATCGTAGTGTCCAAGACTACGTGCTGAACATTATCGAGCATATAACGCTCTAGGGTAGCTCCAAACTCCCCTTTATGGCACAGACCATATAAAAATGTCAGTATAGTGTTCTATACTTATCTAAACAGTTATATTGTAACTTAATAAGTTTAGAGATAGTATATATGAAGGTACTTAATTATAATATTATAGCACTACTTATTGAAAAAATATTGATAGATTACCTGGATTAGGTGTAAAGCCTATGCACAATGTTATGATACCAGTTCATAACTAATCCTAAGCTTGTATTACTATACATTCCAGTATAGAGGGATAGAGTGACAAAGTGAGTAGTAGATTGTGTGCCTATTGGCTGAGTAGCAATGATCCAATATTAATAAATAAGGAATCCTGCAACGGACCTCTTTAGGAAATAAGGAGTATGTGAGTTCAAGTAATATTATAATAAACTCAGTTGTTATCTATCTGAGTATAAACCTAGAGTGCTTTGCAACAGGAATATAAAGATAACTAGCGGATGAAGTGCGCAATAACACTATTTCAATACTAAGCGGAAGACATAAAGCTTAGAAATACTAAATAATTTTATCCAGAAGCATAACTGGAGTTTTATCAAATTTGCGCAAGGTGAGATACTCTATCCTTAAGAGTATATGTGAAAGTGAGCATCGCCCTACTCCCAGGTTGAAGAGAAGCAGACACATTAAGAGACGGACACGAAGCAGACCGGAGAAAAATCTGTGCATTGCACTAAATAGTAGTCTTAACGGGAAGTGACAGAATGTAAATCTATTTAGGAAGTCTCTATTTACGAGAGAATAAACATGTTTAACTTAACTAATGAGGAAGTTCAATGGTAGGTTTTAGGACGAGTAGTGATAAGAAGACGAAAGTAAATCCGAGCCACCCTCGACTGTACAATATAATTGCTGACATTTGAAACATTTAAAGTATATTGCGCAACAATATATGTAAAGTGACGCTGATTCCTTACATTAAAGGATGATAGGTGGAAATCCTAAAGTTATGTGCAGAATAAGAACAAAGTCGTAAGTACACGCAGTCTTAGAATAAACTATTAGGCTATAGAGTGGGTGTTTTGAAACATAAACAGCTCAAAATAAAATTCGGTAGAAGTATTACCGATAGTGAAGTAACAGTTGTAGGTTATGAATCATATACAGTACTCCTTACTATAATAGGAAAAAGAGCACGTTATAGTTGCTGTTAGGCTCTTTAAACAATCAGAAACTAGCATAGCATTCGATTTTCAGATAATTTCAGTTATAATGTTATTTGATGGGTATAAATCTCCTACCGTTGGAGTCCCGTTGTACCTCTTTAGGTATTAACTAGCATAGCATTCGATTTTCAGATGTCGAATTACATATCTTTTCATAGTTTAGTATTAATAATTTTATGAAGAACGGCTGACTCATCTGTCTCATGAGTAAAGTCCTACGGGGAATGCCGAGTGAAGTAATAACATCACATTCTAGTAGTAATATTAATAATATAAAGACTTATCTTATAGTTTTCAGATTACTTATCAAATCTTAGCAGAATTTCGTTATAGAGTTTTACTGTTTGAATACAAGAAGTGGTTTTTAAGTTTTTAACAAACGAATAGATATTAGACACTATTCCACTTAGATAAAAGAACTCTATAGCTTACTTTTAAATAAACTTAGTATTAACTTACTCCGTAGGTGGAATCAACCACGGAATCAAGAAAGGAGAGATTATGGAAACAACAAAATATGAAAGCGTGTTCAAAAATCCAGAAGGTTTTACTCAGCAAGAAATCACACAGTTACGTACTAAAGTAATTGCATTTAGCCGGGCTTTAGTTGGTCGGCGGTTGGCAATCCCCGTAAGTGATTATTTGGATTTGAATTACAAGAAGAAACTAGCTGGTGATATGCCGGGTCTTGTACTTGCAAATCCGATGAAGAAGTATATGATTGAAACTGTTGATTTGTTCAACGTAGATATCGTGCGGACTGCAAATGGTAAGATTGTTATTATGTTTAATAATGACGAAAAGTTGCAGTTTGATTTACGGGCAGATGTAGATATCGTATTGAAAGCTGGTCCGAAAGATGTTCAAGATGCTATCTTGAAGTTTGAAGCAACTGGAGAACGGTCTCCGTTCTGGAATGTTAAGATGGTAACAGAAGTTGTCACTCAGTTGAATCAGAGTAATTTGACTGATCTTAACAATTTTATTGATGAATTGGCAAATCAGGGAGCTTCTCTGGAACAAATCAATAAGATTACTAAGGACGACACTACTGCTTACTACAAGAGCATCGACGAGTAATTAATCTTAAGTACATAAAGCTATGGCAACAAGTAAAAAGCCAATAGATTCATATCACTTGCAGATGTTACAGCTAATTATGTCTGATCCTCGTATTCAAAATAATTTGCTAATGGATGGGAGCAAAACAATTAAAGTTGAATATGATGGAACAGTATTAATAGGACGCCACAAATATGGTTGGGTAAATAAGTGGTTTAATTCCTATTATGTAATAGACTTTTTTAGTTTAGTACAAAGAATAGCTTTTATCATCACAGGTGTAGAAAGTAACAATTGTGATAAGTCAGGTTTGGTTGGGTTTCTGACAGAAGCAATTGATAAAGTACTTAAGAAAGATGAAAAAGAAAAAGTAATCGAGTTATTATTGTATTACTGTACATTACTTGATGAAAACAGTCCATTGAAATTGACCTATGATATTACAAAAGATGACCCAGGCTTTGATAAAAATATGGGTAACAACAGCAAGCGACGCAAAATGGTTGGGGTAGCAAATGCTTGCATAGATTTTGGGTATGAAAGAATACCTGTCAGTTTACATGTTGAAGGAGATTTATAATCGAATATATACATTTGGTTGGGTTCGTATTGAGTAGAAAATAATTGAAAATCAACATAAAATCAGTAAGAGTATATACATTTGGTTGGGTTCGTATATACTCTTACTTACTTGCCTCTGATAATGTTACTAAGGTAACTAAGTGTTGGAAAGCCGAGAGAAGAAGAATCGGATGCCGTATCGAGATGTGACAGAGGCGCTAACTCTTTGATCTTGTCTGTCTTATTTCTTAATTTTATTGTTATTCATATCAGCGGTCTGTGAAGATAGCTGATATTTTAAGTTATTAGACTTTGATCGGTCTATTAACTACACAGGTAGACTTTCTAATATACTATGTAATTAACTAATTGTCAAATTATTAAAATCAAGTATATATGAAAGCAAATAAATTTATTGAACAGCGTGATAAACTATCAGCAGATATTACTAAGTATTGGAATATCATTTCTATTGAGAATGTAGTAAATCGTAATTATCAACGTACTTACGATTTGAAAGAACTTTATAATACAATCAAAGGTCTTACAGATGATCGAGTAATTGTTAAATTAAAGATACTATGTATCAATATGGGTATAAAGAAATTTAGTGATTTACCAGCTGATTGTAATCAATTAGATGTATTTAAATTATGTGAATTACAAGAAATGAAAATACATCTAAGTCGTATACGAACTTTGAATCCCGTTCTTAAGTCTAAGAAAGGTAAAAAAGCTCTAAATAAGACTGAAGTTTTAACTTCAAATTGGGTTAAAGCACGAATAAAAGAACTCGATTTAGAGATTCTGAAATTAAAAGAGAAACTTACTAAGTTCAATGAAGAAACAGAATTTGATAATTCTGCTGCTCCAATGTGCTTAACAGCTTAAAATATAATAAGGAAGCGATAGGGAGAGTACGTACGGAAATCTTAAAACATTAACCTATTCAGCTTCCTTTAGTTTTTAACTATTAAAATCAATTGTTATGAATCAAGATACTAGAAATAAGAAAAATGCTAAATACCAGCAAAACTTACAGAAACGTTACGGATTAACTAAATCCTCAGATTATAAATCTATGTGTAGTAAAGGAATATCTTTGTCAGAAAATATTAAACCTATGACAAAGGAATTTGTAACTACTCGTCGTCATGATAAAATAGTAAGTAGAGAAGTATATACTTATAAGTGGACTCCTGAAGCTACTAATGCACGAAAGGAGTATCATGAAACTAAAAAAGGCATAGCTAGTATTCCTAAGAAACCTACACAGGTATCTGATAAAAAGGATAAAAAACAGTTATTAGAAGAACGTCCTTATTCTGGTTACCATAAAGAATTGGTACAGAATCTATATGGTAGCAATAAAGCAGAATGTATTGCTAAACAACAAGCTTATAAAGCAGCTCACGAAGAGAAAATTAAGAAAGTAGCTAAACAACTTGAAGAATTCAAGATGTCTAAGAAGCTACAGTATTTAGAACAAAGACCGTATAAAGTAGTTATAGCTACTACAAACGATAAAGAGTTTAAAACAAGCTACTCTAATCTACCCATTGAACAACTTACCGAAGTAGTTACTAAACTAAATACAAAGTTATCTGATAAGTATAGTAATTATGAGTCTATTACAATAGTAGATAGAGCAACTTTAGAAAAGAAACGCTTTGCTAAACATTTGCCAGAGATAAAGCAAGCAGCGTAGAGCAACAGACTTTTAGCAGGATAGTCTATAAAGAATCCTGCCTCATGGGGTATTCAGCTAGTAGGCAAGCGCAGGGTACAGGGAGGAATATTAGAGAGACTCTAATACACTATTTATAGTGCTGCAACCAATCGGCATCATGGGTTCGATTCCCATATACTCCACTAAATTTATACGCTATGAAGATAAGAGGAAAAACAGTATACGTCTATGATATTGAAGTTTTCCCAAATGTATTTCATTGCACAGCAAAGAATACTGAATTAGGAAAGTTTCATAAGTTTGAGATATCAAGCAGAAAAAATCAATTATCAGAATTAGTTGATTTTTTTCGTGTACCAAATATTAATGCGCCATTAAAATTCGGAGATCTCTATACTACTGAAACTCAAATTAATTCAAATAAAATCTTTGCAGGATATAATAATTTACATTATGATAATCCTATTATTAATTATATAATAGATTATTATAATATACTTAAAAATAAACCATATCTAAGGATATGTGATAGTATTTTTAACTTAAGTAGAACTATAACTACATCTCAAGCAGATGACAACATAGAAGCATGGAAAAAATGGAAATATCAAGTATGGTATGATTCATTTGATATACTTACTATGTTATATTCACAGAAATTGCGTGTTGGATTGAAGGAAATGCAAGTAACTATGCAATATCCTAATGTTCTAGAATTTAATGGAGACTTTAATAAGTTTCTAGAAGAAGATAGAATAGAAGAGATGATTGAGTATAATGTGAATGACGTTAATTCTACTGAAAAATTATTAAATCTGTGTTCTGAAGATATAGAATTAAGAATAGCTATCGAAGATGAATATAAAGTAGGAGTATTAAGTAAAGATGGAGTAAACATTGGAATGAAAATTCTAACGCAGAAATATCTTGAAAAGACTGGTCTATCATGGTGGGATATTAAAGATTTAAGAAGCCCAGCAGATGTCATAGACCTAAACAAAGTAATATTGCCTTATATAGAATATAAAGATCCTATACTTCGTAATGTACTATCTGATATGAAAAAACAGATAGTATCACCAGGTAGAAAAGGATATGAAAATAAATTCGTATTCAGAGGATTAAAGTATTCTGTAGGAGTTGGTGGTATTCACTCTGAAAACAAACCTGAGATAATTATTCCTAAGGAAGATGAAATGTTAATAGATATTGATGTTGCATCTCTGTATCCTAGTATGATAATAGAGTATAAATTCTACCCAAAGCATTTGGGTCCTGAATTTCTAGAAGTTTATAATCAAGTTAAAGATGAACGAATAGAAGCAAAACATAATGGTATTAAGACTAAAGATAAAACGCTTAAATTAGCATTAAACGGTCTTAGTGGTAATCTACAGAATGAACATAATTTCTGTTATAGTCCTTTCGCAGTAATGCAGATTAGAATAAATGGACAATTACTATTACTTATGTTAGCAGAAAGATTATCTGATATTGGCTGTAGAATAGTACAGGCAAATACAGATGGTTTATTTGTTCTTCTTAAGAAGAATCTGTATGAAAAATTACAAAGTATATGTAAGGAATGGGAACAACAAACAAGATTAACCCTAGAGGAAGATCGTTTTGAAGCTATGTATCAGTATGCTATTAATGATTATATAGCTGTAAAAGAAGGTTATCAAGCAATGAAGAAATTGTTTGAAACTGAACCAGAAAAAGCTCTAAATAAAAAGAAGAAGCCTTATACTTCTTTAGATATGATTAAAGATGATTATATCAAAGAAAAAGGTATGTTCATTACTAAGGTATTACTCGGTAAGGGAATGTCTGCAAAGATTATTCCAGAAGCTATTAGAGATTATTTTGTTGATGGTATTCCTGTAAAAGATACTATCTACAATTGTAAAGATATTAAGAAGTTTCTTACTTACCAGAAAGTAGATAAGAAATTCTCTGTAGAATATAATGGAGAACTGACACAAAGAATCAATAGATTCTACGCATCTACTAATGGTCCTTATTTATATAAATGTAAAATAGTAAACAGAGATATTGAGATACCGCAATATCTTGTATGTCTCAAAACAGGAGAAAGTATAATAACTACAGATCCAAATCAGTTTTACTATAATTCTAATGTAGAACAGATATTACCTTATGGTTCAAAGATTATAACTAAAGGTACTAGAGTAGACTATACTAATTTACTTACTGCATCTGGTGTTACTATACTAAACAAATTTGATAATAAACCTATAGAAGAAAGAAAGATCAATTATCGCTACTATTTAAAGGAAGCGTTAAAGATCATTGAAGAATTAAAACCAAGACAACTAACGTTGTTTTAACAAATATTTCCAGATTGTATCAAAAGTTAGTTCATAAAGTACTATATTATGATACTAGAATTAGATACAACATTATTAGATATTTTTGGAGAAATATCAATTAATCAGTTAGTATTTTTAACTCTTGTGTTGAATGATAATCAAAGTAATAATCAAGACGTTCACAAGTTTCTCAGCCGAATAAGTGAAAACGACATACAAGAGTTAATCGACAATGACCTTATCTCCTTTACTACTTCAGGAGATAATAAAATTTATAGTCCTACAGAAAAACTATTATCAAGTGTAAAACAAGATAAGACATGGTTTGATAAGTTCTATGAAGTATTTCCAGTGTATGTTTTAAGACCAGATGGTACTAAAGGTTTTTTACGATCTAATATAAATAAGTGTCGTAAAGAATATAATCGTATCGTAGGTAAATCTAGAGCAATGCACGAACACCTTCTTCAATGTCTTCAATATGAAATTGAAAACAAAATGATAACTGGTAAAATAGGTTATATGAAGACGATGTGGAAATGGCTCACTCAACATGAGTGGGAGGTTATTGAAGAGCAAATGAGTTATGAATCTGAAACACCTGTAAATTATGGAGAATACGGAACAGAATGCCGTTAAAATACTACCTTTTGAGTCAATATCTCAGGTAGCAAATAAATCCATAAACTACATTAAAGCTAGAAAAAATCATAGTATAGTATCATTAAAAACTAGATGGGATAAATTCAATAAAGCTACTGGCGGAATTGAACCAAATATGATATTTACTATAGCTGGTATATCAGGTAGTGGTAAAAGCTCAGTTGCAAATATGTTAGTAATGGATTTAATTGATCTTAATCCTGATCAGGATATCGTAGTATTATACTTTAGTTTAGAGATGGTAGACTACAGAAACGTTGGTCGTGTAATAAGTAATAAAACTAAGAAAACTGTATCTGAATTGTATAGTTCAGTAGAAACACTTAGTGATGAAGACTTGTTAAAAGCTGAATCGGCAGCTGAAACCATTAAGAAATACAATATATACTTTGTTGATAAAGTATGTAATGTAGAAGAAATAGGTAATACTATAGATTATTTTCATAATACTGTGGCTAACGGTCGTTGGCTAATAGTAGTATTAGACCATGTTCTCTTAGTAAATGGAGAAGGTGGAGAAAGAAGTACAATAGTCGATTTACAGAAAATGTTTATACAGAAGAAAAAACTTTCTAATACTAGTATAATACAGCTTTCACAGATGAATCGTAATATTGAAAGTCCTGATAGAATTAATAATCCAAGTACTCACTTTCCAATGAGAAGTGATTTATCAGCATCTGATGCAATATTTCAAGCTAGTGATTTTGTTATTGCTGTTCACAGACCAGAGATACTTAATCTAGCTATATATGGAGTACGTCGTCTACCTGTAAAAAATAAGGTTTATATGCATTTCTTAAAAGTAAGAGATGGTGAACCGTGTATATTAGAATTTGAAAACGAACTTCAATATGGCAATCTAATTGAAACAAATACTGCAAGTGCTGAAGAACAAAAAGTAGTATTTAAACAAATTAAAAAAGGCTGATTATGAAAGGTTTTACAATTAAACTTCCGAAACAAAATATTGATCCTCAAGGTTCTTTGAAAAATCGTATATTAAACGAAGTTAAAAACCGCTTACCGTTTGCTAAATGGTATGGAATTCACACTCCGGAAGATCCGGAATACAGTATATCATATGCAGGTCCTGAAGACTTGCTATGTTTTGGATGCAACCGAAATGCACATTTCTCTGCATTCAATAAAAAATATTATCGACCGACATGTTCATATGATAATTCACTTACATGTCCGTTCGCAAATCGAGCATTTAAGTTGCGTCAATATGATGCTATTTCAGAATTTGATTTAGCATTAAAACGATTAGCAGAATATGCTAAGATCATGGAAGACTATGAAGAAGATCGTGGTTACGATTTTACTTACATGGGTCAACCTGTACGTATTTACCAGAAGTTTATTCAAATTGGTTATACAATCATTCCTATTGATAATCCTAGTCTGTTTTTGAATAACTATCGTAAAGCAGATAAAAATAATATAGTAAATGTTATTATTAATATTAGTAACAGTACTACTGTTAACAATATTCTCAACAATGAATAACGAATAACTTTACATTGTGTAAAATTTCAGTTTTTGTCAGATAATTTCAGAATCTCACAGGTAAAGCATTAACCTATTTTAATATGTTAATACTACCAAAAGAGAAAAACAAACCAAAGGTTAACAATCCAAGATTCTTAATCTTGTTTGGTCGACCTAAATCAGGTAAAACTACTTTATTATCAAAGCTTGATAACTGTCTTATTGTAGACTTAGAGGGAGGTTCAGAGTTTCTAGAAGCTCTCTCTATTCAAGCTCGTACTATTGAAGACTTAGGTAATATATCTAGAGCAATTGGTGAAGAAGCAGCTAAAACTGGTAACAAACCTTACAAATATATTGCTATAGATAATGCTACTAGATTAGAAGAAATGTGTCTAGGTTATGCTAAGGTATTATATCGTCAAACTCCAATGGGTAAATCCTATAATGGAGATGATATACGTACATTACCAAATGGTAGTGGATATATGTATCTTCGCATGGCAGTTAGAAAAGTAATAGATATGTTTCGTAATCTGTGTGATAATTTTATTCTTATTGGTCATACTAAAGAAAAAATGATTAATAAAGAAGGAGAAGAATTATCAGAAATGGCACTAGATTTAGTAGGAAAACTGGGTGATATAGTATGTGGAGAAGCAGATGCTGTTGGTTATGTCTATCGCAAAAAGAATGAAACTATTATATCTTTTGAAGGTGGAGATAACTCAGTAAGAGAAGCTAGAGCTCCTCACTTACGAGGTAAGAAGATAGTTATCGCAGAAAGCGATGAAAATAATGTTATTAATGTTCACTGGGATAAGATTTATTTAGACGAGTGTACAGCCTGATTTAAAAACTTAAAAATATTGAAATTATGACATATAGTAAAGAACGTGCAGCAAGTATTAGCAAAAGTGATATTAAGTATATTCCCGCTGGTATTATTGAAAATGTAGTATTGAAGAGTGTAAAAACAGAAGTTTCTCCGAATGGTAATCAATTCTTAGAAATTGTTTTTGAGAAAGATGGAGCAACATTAACTCATACAGAATGGAAACCTACACTTGGTGGATTTGTAACTACAGAGGAACAGCTTCAAACAAAAATGGATAAACAGTATTCTCGTATGTTGCAGATACTTAACTGTTACTATAAGGATGAAGAGCTTGACTTTAATGGAGAAAGCTTTGAACAGTTTGCTCAGTGGATTACTGATATGCTGAACAAAGTAGATAAGAGTAAAAAACTTAGAGCGAAAATAGTATATAATGATAAAGGATATACTACTTTGCCTAATTATGCTAAGTATACTTTTATTGAGCCTATGGAATTGCCAGAAGGTCAATCATCTTCTATTACTATGCTAAATATTGACCAATTTACAAAGCCTGTTGTAGCAGATAAAGAAGTAAAAAACGATAACCCGTTTAGTGCAACTTCATCTACTACTAATACACAAGCTTTAAACGAATCTAATAATGATTTGCCATTTTAAGAAAAGTTATAATTAACTAATAATAAGTGGTAGTCTACTATTTTTAAGACTACCACTATTTTTATAGCCTGATAGGAAATATTGTAGTTCGATTCTACACAGGCTAACAAACTAAAACAGATTGCATATGTATAGTAGAAAGCGAGCAAAACTCCCAGATAACATCACTCTAGATTGGATACTTTCTAAAGTAACAGAATATGATATATATGCAAAATATATAGGTCAATTTAAAGTAGGTATGATATACAATAGTCCATTTAGGAAGGATAAAAATCCATCCTTTGGTATTTACTATAGTAAACGTACTAAACAACTACTTTTTAAAGATCATGGAACAGGTGAATGTGGTAATGTAATTAAATTTGTATCATTATTTACTGGTAAAACAGAATATAATGATATATTATCTGATATAGTAGATAAGTTAAACATTACTAATAACACCAAACTCGTTAGCTCTAAGCAATATATACCGCCAACTGAAACAGTAATTGGTGTAGTACGTCAGGAATTTACTGATGTAGATATCAATTACTGGAAACAGTTCAATATTTCTATAAATACTCTAAAGAAATTCAATGTAAATAGTATTAAATATTATTTATGTAATGGAATAGTAAAGGGTACTTATAAACGAGAAAATCCAATGTATGCATATAAGGTCTATAATAACTTTAAGATATATAGACCATTAGCAGATAAATATACTAAGTGGAGAAACAATCTTACAGACTATGATATCCAAGGCTATGAGCAGTTGCCTCAGAAAGGTGATATATTATTTATCACAAAGTCCATGAAAGATGTTATGTGTTTGCATGAGATGGGTATACCAGCAGTTTCTCCATCTTCAGAGAGTACGTTTCTACCTAAAGACGTATTAGAGCAACTTAAAACGCGTTTTAAGCGTATTATAATACTTTTTGATAGAGATGTAGCTGGAGTAAAAAGAAGTCGCAAATTAAGCCGAGAAACAGGCTTAGAAGCAATATTTATTAACAAAAAATTCAAAGCTAAAGATGTATCTGATGCTGTTAAAGCAAATAGCTTTGAAGAAATAAAAAATTGGTTAAATGAAACTATTAAAAACTATAGGTAAAGTAATAGCATTACCTTTCGATTTAGCTCTAATACTTGCAAAATTATTACTAATTCCAATTAAATTAGTAAGTGTATTATTGCATGGAGAATTTATTGAATGGAATAAAAAATGTATGTTTATAAAAAATTCAATTATAGAAATGTTTAAAGCTATTAAGTATAACAAAGACTATTCTTTCTTATATTCAGTAGGATTTACTGACGAAAATAATAATTTCTACGAAAGAATTGAAACTTTTAAAATAACTAAAGATAGTGTACAACATCATATTGATTATGCTAAAGCAAGCCTTAAACAAAAAAGTGCGTAATGCTACTAAACAAGAAATAGATGGAATAGTATTTCGATCTAAGTTAGAAGCTTATACATATTAGAAACTAAAGGAAGCAGGTATATCAGCTGAATATGAACAGCACAGATATACTTTACTTCCTAAGTTTGTATATAATAACTCTACAGTTAGAGCTATTACTTATTTACCAGATTTTGTAGGAGATGGTTTTGTTATAGAATGCAAAGGATTTGCTACAGATTCTTGGGCAAACAGAGAAAAACTATTCAAGTATTATTTAAGCTTGAATGAACCAGATACTAAATTTTATTTAGTAAAGAATAAAAAACAAGTTGATGAGTTAATCAACAAATTAAAATCTTAAATTTTCAGATTATGGCAAAGAATGAATTTATTAAAATAGGAGAACAGATAATTGCAAAACCTAAAGGTGCTGATTATGATTTAATACCTGGTAAAGTATATGATCTGAGTTGGAATAGATGGGAAGATTCACCTATATTTAAGGAGAATGGTGAATTAAATCTACCAAAGAAAGTCTATTCTACTAAAACAGATGATATATTTAAGAAGCGTATTATAACCTATTTTAATAAAGCAAATACAAATACTACTGGTGTAATGCTAGCTGGTACTAAGGGTACAGGTAAGACTGTAATGGCAAAAATATTAGCTAAGGAATCAGGTTTACCTATTATTGTAGTTAATCCTGATTATCCAGAAGGCAAACTTATTAAGTTTTTTAAGTCCTTTACTACTCCAGTGTGTATTTTGTTTGATGAAGTTGAAAAGAACTTCAAAACTGAGTATATGCTAGATTTCTTAGATGGAGTTGAAAAGACTGCACAGAAACTAGTAATTATGACTTGCAATGATTTAAGCAAAGTTAGTCAGTATATGCAAGATCGCTGTTCACGTATTCGTTATTTACGTCGATATTCTCCTGATGAAAATGCTGCATTCTTACCGATGTTAGCTGATGATTTTGGTATTAAGAACAAAGAAGAAGTAGTAAAATTCTGTAAAGAAAATATTAAGCTGCTTTCTATGGATAACATTGTTTCTTTCATGAGTGAAGTCAAAATGCTAGAAGATGAAGATATTAGTCTTCAGGAAATCATAAACATTATGAATATCTCTACTGAAAACATACCAACTAAAGTTAGTGATACTGTAGAATACGATGATGAATGTGATGACTGTGATGAATGTAATGATGGATATGACGATTATGAATGTTGTGGTGCAGCGTGAGAACAAATAAGGCTAGATACATTCTAGCCTTTTAACTTATATAAACATGAAAATATGCGGTATAAGTGATATACATGGTAATCTCATTGAGAATATACCTGAGTGTGATGTACTATGTATATGTGGTGATATAGTAACATTAAATGCTCAAAGAAATATTGAAGCATCTAAACATTGGTGGGAAACAAAATTCATAAAATGGATAGATAAATTACCTTGTAAGAAGGTAGTTGTCATACCAGGTAATCATGATTTTTACTTAGAATATAAGTATAAATTAAATGAATGGAATTCTTTTAAAGATTATATGCAAGTTTTATCTAAAGGCAAATTAGTATTTCTTATAGATGAAATGTATATATATGAAGGTATTAAATTCTACGGATCTCCTTGGATTAAACCAATTGAATTTCAAGAGGACAGATGGGCATTTAGTAGATTTGATACTTATGAAGATATACCACAGTGTGATATACTACTAACACACGATAATCCATTTTGTAATGAAGCTCTAGATGTTTTCTCCTTTGGAAAGAGTAAATATCATTTATATGGGCATTGGCATGATGGATCTAGTGATATAAATTCTGGAAGATACAATTGTTCTAGATTGAATAGTTGTTATAGTTTTAAAAAGAATTATGAATTTGTAGTGTTAGATATTATGACAGAAAAAGAAAAGAAACAAGTAGAACAAGCATTCTTAGATAAACTTATTAGTCAAGCATACAATAATAATGTAGCGGATTGGCTTAAGACATTTAAAGAAGTTGAACTACAACAAGATAAAGAAGATGAATTAGTTTGGGATACTTCAGCAGAAGTTCCTGAGTCAGCTGTAATTAGCGACATGGAGGATTAAGTATGAACAAGATGGTAATTGATACTCCTTACTATGAGGATATGTCTCGTTACTCTAATAGTGATATTGGATATTTTCTTAAAAATGGACCAAAAGGTCTAAAAGATTACAAAGAAGGTAAAGTAGCAAAATTAGATTATAATTTCCTTGAAAAAGGAACTATGATTCATGAATATTTACTTCAACCAGAAGAATTCTGGAAAGATTATATTATTCTTGATTTTGCAACACCTAAAGTAAAACAGCAAAAGGATTTATTAGATGAGTATCATAGACTTATGCAAGTAAATCCATTAGAATCTCAAGATAAGCTTAAACTATCTGCTTATAAGAAAGCTTATAGTAATAAGAAATCTAATGAGAAATGTATTGAAGAAGCTGAAGGTCTTATTATGATTTATCAAGATTACTTAGAATATTTAAGTAAAGTAGATGAAAATAAAAAGATAATTAGCTTTGCTGATTTACAAATGCTTAAGAAGATTAAAGAAAATATTCAGAATCATAAAAAAGCAAACGAACTGTTGTTTAATTTACCATCTACTTTTGAAACTCATAATGAGTTCCATATTAATTGGGAAGTAGAAAAATTTCATAATATCAAATGTAAATCTCTATTAGACAGAGTATGCTTTGATCATGTTAACAAGAAGATAATTCTTATTGACTTAAAAACTACTGTAAATGTATATAATTTTAAACATTCAGTAGAAGAATACGATTATTATAGGCAAATTGCTTATTATGGATTAGCAATTCAATGGTATATGCAAGAGGTATTAAATCTTAATTCTGAAGAATATGATTTTGAAGCATATATTATTGCTATCGGTAAGGATGCTAATAATGAAATTAGAGTATTCAATATGAAAAATGATACTACTCTCAATGAAAAGATCGCTTCAATATCAGAAGCTCTCCGAAGAATCTCAGAACATATCAGTACAGATCAATGGGACCATACACTTGAGTATTACGAAGGTGATGGAACAGAAGAGCTGTAAATGTTATGAAAGACAAAAAATTGTGGTTAAATATAGCAACAAAACTATTCTTACTACCACTAATAGAAGAAGAAAACAGTTTAAAATGGCTAAATAAAACCACACTTGGAATATACGTAGCTGACACCAATAAACCAGAATGGGAAAATAAAATAATTATATGCTATGACAGAGGAGCTTTTCCGAATGAACTTAAAGTGAGATTTAAGAAAAACAAAAATTCATATGCTGAATATACAGAATTAATAAACGGAAACGCTTACAAAGTCATAGCATTTACTATACCCCCACAACTAAAAAAAGATTTTACACATTTACTAAACGGAGAGTACACCAAAGTAAGTATACAAACTCAAAATAAAATATTAGACCACTGGGGACCAATAAGTAGTAAAGCTAGAAAAATAGCAACACATTTTTTTAACGGATACAATTATTCATATTCTGTTAAACCAAAATTAAATGAAGCTATTCTAAATCTAAACAATATACCAATAAAAAAGGCGGATTTTAATCCGCCTTTATCTTTTTTATAGCCACAAAGAATTAGTACCAACCTAACCTCGAATTATATTACAAATCATCTCTAATGTAAGAAATTGTTTATTTCCTATGAAGCGTTACCTATACGACCTAATTGTTTAGCTCCTGGAGTAAGTCTAATTGCTTGATCCAGCAACTTATTAGATACTAAATGTTTACCAGTACTATATTCTTCAAAAGGATCAAACATCTGCATAAATAACTTAAATATATCATTTATATAACTCATAACAGGAAAAGGATCTTGGAAAAGCTTAGTAAAAGAAGTAGGTAAGACATAGAAAGTCATATCTGTAAATAATCTATAAGCCTAATACTTTATTACCCACAATATTTCCTATCCAAAGTCATGATCATCATCATCTCCAGGATTAATTAAAGCAAATATAGCATAGCTCAAAGCTGCAACTGAAAATTCAATAGCTGACTTAATTACGTTTCTCTTCTCGTCATCGGTCATAGTACTCCACTTCATCACCTCTATCTAAAGTTGTTTAGCTTTAAATATATTAGTAGCAAAGAAATTTATCATACCAGCTGTATATTCATTTCTAAACAGCCAAGAAGCAAAATCTCTATGCATACCACCTATTTCAGTATCGAACACAGAATCGTAATATCTCTTTTGATAACGTCTCATTACAGTAGGTTCAATCCATCTACGTAAAGACAAACCAATCCAACCATACCATTGAGATTCAGCAGCTACAGATGCTCTATCGCTATAATTACCGTGCAGTGAAATTAGTACCTTCCTAACCTTGAGTGAAAATAAGTTTTGCTACATTTTATCAAAATTAGCAACTTTATCATCTACTACTAACTAATTATTCTCATCAAAAGTTACATAATCATACATACTACCTATTACTTTACCATTATCGTCTTTAGCTTTCATAGTCATCAAACAAGCAGTTAGGAATCTGATCTACATCTCATGCTCACCCATCTTATTCGGAGTATATAAGATATCGCTAACAGAATGTCTCATAAAACCTTCTAATGATAAATTCTTATTTGATTCAAATATACCAAACCATTCAGCCAACTAATTTAATTTATTCTGTGGTACAGCTTTATTGACATCTGCTAGTAAACCGTAAAAGTTCTTAGCAAATTCTTTAGTAGCTCTAGCATAGTCTTCTTTCGTAGTATGCTGTCCTGCAACAGCTTCTTCTAATTGATTTACTTCACCCACCAATATATTATTGAGTGCTGCTACCATATTACCAGACATTACTCTCTTATTAGACATACCAACTATCCATTTTATTAATTTAGCAGTATCTATTACTTTATCAGAGTACGGTAATTTAATTTTACCCATATCTTGTACTCTATTTCCATAGAACACCTAATCCACCCAAGAATCAAACTAATTCTAAGTATTAACTTTATGACTGGATACTTTATTTTTATTACCTTTTAACAAAGAAATAACATTATCCTGAGTTTCTCTACTAGCTAACAATGCCTATGTTTGCAGTATTAAAGACTCCAAATCACGTTTAACTAAGTAAGTATCAGCAGCATCAGCCCATTTATAAAAGATAGTAGGTAAATCAAAAGATTGTTCATCTTCTGTTATAATCCCTTCTGCATAATAATACATAGGAATTTGCCGTATGCGTTTACCATTTTCGTCAACAAAAGTACCACGGATATCATCGTCTTGCATAGGTAGCATTTCTGTCTATAAGTAGTTCTTTATTGTTGACGTTACACCATCGCTATTTACTCTTTCAACACCTCTCTTAATAACGCTAGGTAACCTAAAGTTAAGACGTAATGAACGTGGCATTGAATAATCATATGTTTTTATAAGATCTAAAAATAATTTATACAACTACCATTTAGGGTCATTAGAGTCTTTGTATTTTAACATCTCCACATACTTAGCATTTTTATATATAGCAGGATTAGGTTTACGATACTTTTCATCTAAATCTCGTGTCAAATCATCTAATTCCTATCTTATATCAGCAGTAATAGTACCGTCTTTATACATAGAAAACCAAGATTTTCTTTTATCTGCACTAAGTTTAGCATTTTGTATAACTTTTTTTCTTTTTTCTTCATCCAATGGCTCTAATATAGATGCTAAATCTTCATCCATTTGTCTATTGTAACCTTCAATGTCAAATATAGGATTGTTTGTTCTAAGCCATTCTTCCCAAGCTGCTTGCTGTTCCTAAAAAGTTAAAGATCCATCAGAGAATATTCTGTTACGTTCTTTTTTAGATGCTTGCAAATACTCTCCACCAATTGGATTAACCAAGTAAATAACGCCATTGTCAGTTACTTCTACAAAATCATCAAACACCTTTCTCAGGTCACTAAAATTGGTAGTACCATACTTTGCTTTGTATTCTTTTAGTACTTTACTTATCTAAGCTCTTAATTTAATCATTCGCTGTTCTTTATCACTAATTGCAAAATCGAATCTTTGTACTATAGCTTGTACAAAAGGATCTTTAGATTCATAAACTGTACCAAAGTTAGCTAATATAGAATTGCATTCAAACCCAGATTCAGCTACATGTCTTTGAGCATCTAACCATTCTCTAGTTTGATACTCTATATCATTACTGTTATCTCTTAAATACTGTTCTATATGTTGTTGAACTCTCAAATTAAAATCTTTATCTGATTCGTTAGGACCTTTTGGGTTGTTTTCTATATACTTCTTTCTTTCTTCGTTTTTAATTCTATATCTAACTATACCTACGTATGGTAGAATTTCATTTAAATATAGTTTAGAACCAATTGTATCACAAGCATCTAATATGTTTCGTTGTGCCTACTATAATTTATTACAAGCAGTTTCTATAGCTCTCACATTATCGTCTCCAAATATATCAGAATACCTATTAGCCAATCCTGATATTCTATTTACTATATCATAAGACGATGCTATTTCTCTATAGCTCTATAATACATTTAAATCCCATTTAGCATCTTTCCCTTGTTTATATCTTTCCTATATCTGTTTATTGAGTCTACCTAAATGATCAGCTGCATAATTAGTGTACTAAAGTAAAGCGTCTAATTCTGTCATGTTTGATATCTTTTCTAACAGATTTGCAGCATCTTTAGCTTGGGTACGATAACTTCTGCGTAGCTTAAGAACCTGTTCTTGAATACTTAGTTTTTTCTATATAGTATTCATCAAATTAGTAAGCTCTTTGAGCATTTGATCCACTTTTTCAGTATCTTTTCCAAAAATAGTTTTATCACCAAATATATTATACTCAACATCAAATTTAGTTTGTTGTGATTGTGTTATCTGATAGAAGCCTTCTTTCTTCATTTGACTATTAGCTTCTTCATTAGTACCAAATACAGTACTTAATCCTGCTTTACTTATCTTACCTTTATCAACAGAATACACAATAGGTATAATACCTACTTTAGAGATAGGTATACCATTTTGCTATAGTATATACTTATATGCAGATAACTGAAAATCGTACCCGTCTTTTTCAGATTTTAGTCTAAATTTTTTACTAGTAGAAAACAAAAAACCTCTCAATCTTGATCCTTTTTCATTGACCAGATATCCTTTGTCGTTTTTCTTATTATTATAATTTATTAATTTAGTTTTAAAATCCATTAATACATACTCACCTGTTTTCTTATCTTTCAATATTAAGTCAGCAATACCAGCAACACCATGTTTAGGGTCAGCTAATACTGCTTCAGATGCAACAAAGTCATAATTTTGTTTAATGTGGTTAACTACATCAATTAAGCCTTTTATAGCTTCCCTAGACATACTATCTGTAAATCGTTGTATATCTAAATTGCCCTTTAATACTCCTTCTAAAACAGCATGTATATTAGTACCATTATTTCTAGCTTCCTAAGATATTTTAGCCTACGTTTGATCTTCTAGTGACGCATCATAATTGTCATAATTGGCTTTTTCTTTAAAACCTGTAACAGAAGTTAATATATTACCAGTTTTTTTATCTGTAAACCTATGTTCTACTTCATCAAAAGTGACAGTATTTGCTAAATTTTGTAGTATCTTTCTTACCTAATCCACAGATGGTATTTCTTGATGAAACACTCCAGATACTTTCTACGTATCTTCTAGCTGTTTACGAATCAAAAAACTATCTGTAATTTCGGCAAGCAAAGCTTGTTTAGCATATTTGTTATCAAACAGTTTTTTAACAAAATCTTTGAATTTCTACCACCAACTTCTAGCTTCGCCATTCATATTAGCCACCCTAATACCTACAGCTTGTACTAACTGTTCTTTACCACCAAATGTTTCAATACCTTCTTTAATTATTGGGGCATTGGAAAACATTTCTACATAGTAATGAGCATATTCGTGGGGAATGGTATCTTTTCCAGATTTAGTCATATCTATCAACGCTTGCATAGCATCTAAATCAATAGACCCAGCATATCCACCCTCTATGGCTTCTACAAATTTCAGTTCTATTTCTGGATACAGCTGTTGCATGATATATGCCATTCTTTGAGAACTACTAAACTGCTACGGGGTTTTAGCGTCAGGTCTAGAATATACTTGTTTGCGCAATTGCGCAAAAGCCTCCGAAGAAGCTTTTGCATAATCACCTTCATATTTATCCCACAAATAATATGCTTGGTTTTCTCCAACCATATCTTCAAGAGTTTCAAACTCTTTCTTTACTTGTTTATTACTAAAATTTGGACAAAACGGAGTCATATTAATTAATTTTTACATTTATCTTTAATAGCACTACCTTTCTAATCACTATCCTCAGATTCTTTATTGTTATTTAACTCATCACCTATCTAATTGTACAGCGCCTAAAATACAGAAGACCGTTCGCCGAAATAATTTACAAACGTATATATCTATTTATCAGAATTGTTTTTGTATATCTCTATAGCAGTATTTGCAGAATCACCAATGATTGCTATTTTCTAGCCATTTGCTGTGGGTATTTCAGTCTAATCTATAGATATTACATAAAATTCTTTATTTTTAAATCTAGCATAGTCTCTAACTGGCAAATGATAACTGAAAGAACTGTCCGCTATAAAATACACAGCATCTACAGTATCTACTAAAGCTCTTTGCTGTTCAGAATCATCATTGGCTTTTTGAGAATTGAAATATTTAGAATAATCTATACTTCCACTTAAAGCATCATCTATCTTATCTAGAGTAGTATTAGTATTATTCATATAAATAGACTATTCTTTCTCATTCAAACTATTGAATCCCAATTTATTAAAATCATTATCCTACCACAGTAAAGACCTTATAGTGCCGTCTTCACTAATGTAACCATCAGCTCTTAAAGCAAACGACTGTCTCTTATTACTCTTATATCCAAGTTTATTAACTTTATAATATACGGGATTAGAAAATGTTGTACCTGTTTTTTTAGAAATAGAAGACACTTTTTCTCCAAGACGATATAAGTCATATCCATTAGAAGTGGTTATTTTAATAAAAGGACTATAAGTATTAGTACTTCTATTAAATAACGAATTGGATCCTTTAGTAATAGTAATCACATCATTACCAACAACTCTTTTGATTACATATTTGTGATTTCTAGGAGATATAGTAGGAACATAATTGTCATCAGATACAGCCAATAAGCTAATTATTTGGTCTTTTTCAGTATTAGTCATACCTGTTGTTCTACCCATGACATTTTCAGCAATATACTAATTAAATGTCTTTCCACCAGCTCTTAAGTTAGCTAAGTACTGTGGTGGAATAATATCGTATACTGTAGTTCTAACAATACCACCAGCATTTGAATCAGTACCGCCAGATACATAGAACATATAAACTGCAAAATCTTCAGCCCATTGTTTTATTTCAGGATCAGTGCTATTGAATAATTCACTTAAAGCTAACTGGACATTATTTTTAACGTCAGAATCTTCTTTAAACTGTTGTGTAACCAACATGAATTGAGGAACTTTGACATCTCCAAGTTTGTTATACTTAACAGCGTTGAACAAGTCTATTCCTTCACCTCTACGTAACGCTTTACGTTTAATAGCTTCATATCTTCCAGGAACGCTATTTTCACCATATGTTAACTTTGCTAAAGCTTTTCCGCCAAATCTCTCAATTATATACTGATTAAAGAATGGCAAATAAAGTACAGTTTTTATTTTAGGTCCAACCACTCTTAGGAATTCTTTACTTTGTCTACCATATAAACCCCATTCTTTACTAAGTTCATTAGCTGCATCAATATATACTTTGGAAAATTCAGGTAATAGTTTACTAAATGTGTCAAATATACCCATAACTCCCTTAGTATACTTAGCTCCTAAGAACGTATTATCATACATATCTCTAGGATTACTAAATGCAATATTATATTCTGAGTTGAATTGGTTCACACCTTGAATAAAAGAAAGTAATTGGTTAATGTTAACACCGTACTTCTTAGTATCAATCTGAGCATTTGAAATAGCATTGTGGTACTCTTTTGCTAATTCATACAATTGTCTAAACATACTTGCGTATGTAAGCTAATCTTTAATCCATCTAGCGTCATGTTTAGGTTTAAGATTGCCCATTAATACATCGTGTTTGGTCAGTTCTGAATACTCTTTTTCTGGTGTATCTTCAGCACTTAAAGATTTTAATCTGTCATTGTAATCTTCTATTACAGAGTCCATAAAATATGTACCTCTTTTTTCCTAATCTGATACACCAATGAGTCCTTGTTTATAAGTCAACCAGTTATCAGAAATTTCCTTTATGATAGGTTGTGTTAAGAATGCAAACGTGTCATTACCAAACCCAGATGCAATTAGCATAGCTACTACATCAAAAGTATAAGCGTTAACATTAGCGTTGCCGATATAGTTATCTTTAGCAGCATCTACAAACGCGTTAATAAGACCTGAAGTTGAATCCAATATTTCTTCACCGTATCTATCAAAAGTTTCTCCTAATTTCTATAATCTCAATTGCTCAATAATTGGGAATTTACGCATATCTAATTTAGCAATCTGAACAAAGAACTAGAATACACTATTTAACGCCATAGGACCAATACCGGCATCAGACCCTGAATTAAGCTTTTTCTACCTTGTTTGGAATACTGGGTTAAGATAAAATCCGTCTAAATTATCAGGTAATCCGTCTGCTTTACCTCCAGAATATTCTTCTAGTTCTTTCTTGGCAAATGTACTAATAGGTCCTGTAGCAACGTCCAATGGAGTACTAGTAGCCAACGCATGATCTAAAGAAGTCAACACACCTTGATACATATCTAATAAGAAATTTTGTAATTTTTTGGAATCGGTGCTGTTTATATTATTCATCACTTCATTTATATCATACTTAACTTTTTGCATTTTACCATTAACAACTTCATAATTGTATCTAGCTAAGAACATTTTATCAATATCAAAGTCAGAACCAGTAAGTGCAGTAATACCAGAAGGGAATTGGATCATGCTACCATTAAGACTAGGTACTAAATCTACTATTTCAACAGGTATAGTTGAATTCTACCCCTGTGTAGGAACACGATATGATAATGCAAATAATTCCTTATTATCTAGTATGAACCTGCGCTGATCTTCAAAGTTATCAAAATCGTATCCTTTAATTTTATTACGTTTAGCTTCCTATATTACATCGTCAAAGAAATTTATAGACAATCTAACTTGCATTCTTTGATGAATATTGCCGTTAGAATCAATTTCCCCAGGCATATATAGATGTTTGTCAGCATGTTGCTTCAAATTCATGAAATTATCATAACCAACACTAGTTACCTGATACAAAGCTTTACCTGGAGTAACAGTATCTATTACAGTATCACCCATTTGAGCAAGAATACGAGACATTATCCAAGCAATATTTGGCATTGCTGCTGGGTGTATTTTAAATTCACCGTTTTCATCGACTTGGAAAGCAGCTACTGTTTCAGCTGGAAGATTCTCAGTTTGAGCCATGGTCTATAAAGACTTCATAAAAGCTTTTTTATCAACAACTCCGTTATCGTTTATACCCCATTTTTTGTTAAATTTAACAGACCCTCTTCTAGTAAGTTCATCTAGAATCGCTTTATAGAATGTCTGAAGCATTTGACCATCAACTGTAACACCATTAACTCTATATCGTCTGTCTTTATTTGTGTTCATCATTGCCACTTTCATAAATTGAGTCAATAGATTAGCGTCGTTTGTGTGATGTGAAGCTGTATTAAGCTGGTCTCCTAACAAAGAAAAGTATTGCGATTGAATTACTGAAGCATTTAGTGCAGCTCTATCCACCTTACCGTTTAAATCGAACAATTCAAAGTTAGGTAAACCTCCTGATTTAACGGCAGTTTCTTGTTTAACCACGTCTACATTACTATCTTGCATAAAATCGTATAACTGTTGTATTTCATGTCCTTCTACTTCAATTTTCCATAATACTTTATAAGAAGATTTATCATAAATTGGAGTAACAAGTCCATCCATTCTACCCTAATCGTATCCGTAGTAAATATACTTAAGAGATGGCGATTCAAATTTGAATTTATCAGCAATACCAAAAATCCACCCTTTATAATCGCGCACTTCTTTACTGTTCAAATTAGTTTTATTAGCATCGTATGCCTTAGCTTTTTTTACTAATTCGTCATAATTTATATTAAGCACTTTACATATATTATCCTAAATAAGTCTTATAGTTCTAGGAGTAAGCTTGTCAGATCCGAATTTGTCATAATAAGTAAGTAGATTATATATAGCTTCAGATACATCGTTCCACGCCCCTTTTCGCTATTGTAAAGCTCTAAACATTTGACTGGTAACCCAACTTTGAGCATCTGATGGGTCGTTTTTAAGATAACCTTCGTATCTGTTTTCAAAATCTTTTACTGCAACATCTAATAACTATGCATCAGACATTGGTTCTCCGTTGATCATTACTTTCAAACGTCGTTCTTCTCTAAATTGCAGTAACCGATTTATCAATTTAGCTTTACGATAATTATCTTTTATGTTACCATCAGCATCTAATACATCAGAAGTGTCAATATTTACCTTTATATTATTATCTTCTAAATATATTTTAACCATGTTCTCAGGTAACCCAAGAGCTCTGTACGCTTCTCCTTTATATTTAGCTTGATTTACAACCATTGTGGTGTTCAAAGTAACAGAATTATATGTGTTGCTATCGAATAGTCTATCTTCTTCGTCAAACGCATTTCTCATAGTACCTTTCTCTGAAGTAAGAGAAGTTGTAGAAACAATACCTGAATAACGTTTAGTTACACCGTCGATATTTTTATGATATGCAATATCTCCGTGACACAATTTCTCAAATTCTGATATATCTGACATACCTTGTATTACCGCAGAACCAATAGCTCTATAATAATCATTACCGCTTAGTTCATTTACATTAGCAGATTGTTTACCATAAATATATTTTTTAATTAAATCTGAAGGCAAGTAACGATTACTTGTTATATTACCAGCATCATCTACTATAATAGCTTTTAACTGTTGTAGTTTAACGATAGCGTATGCAATATTATCATTTAACATGCTTCTTATTTGTTTTCTGATACTTTCTCGGTTTATCATATTATAAACATAATCTATAGAACTTTGACGAGAATCTGTATCGAACATATTAGAAGATATTTTTTGCACCACGTTAGAAGAAAGATTTATAGATTTACCTATATCTTTAAAGTGCCTAAATTCGTATCCTCTAGGACCTTTTTTACCAGAACGTAAATCTATATGGAACGCTCTTCTGTAATATCTATCATTAACTTCATCGTATAACCATTGCTGCTCTCCTTCTACGTAATGATACGTTTTTACTAATAGTCTAAGTAACTTAGCAGCTTCTGGGTTATTTTTAAATATTTGTTCCTACTACAATGAGGACAATTTTGAGAACGAATCAATAGTGTAATTGCTATTAGTTGCCTAGTTCAACTTTTCAATGAAATAATCTCTAGTGTATCTAGCATCTGATATAGCCATAATTTCATCTGCCAAATAACCAACAAATACATCTATTACTTTAGGATTTATATCTAAATTATCATTGATTATGTTTTCAAACATTGGTATACCTTCAATATCAGCAGCAAATCTTTTATTAGCCAATGCTGGAGTAACGTGTTTACCTGACCATATGGATATAAACCTATTTGTCAAATCTTCTAGTTCTGTTACTTCTTTATCTGCTACAGAATCATTCCACTCATCATCTAACACTGTACTAAGTTTTGTGTGTACTTGTACCTGTTTAGCTCCACCTAAGTTTTTTAGTGTATCTAACCATACAGAATGAGAATTATAAGCGTTGTTTAACATCTTACTAATCCATTCTTTAGTGTTAGCAAGTATGGCAAAAGTTCTGGTTATGAAATTATACTATCCTATTGAATATATTTTAGTATTTCTAGGACCTTTTTGAGATTGTGTGGATGGTATAGATTTAATATAAGAACCAAACATTTGAGATAGCTAAGTAAGAATACCTTTTTCAGTAAACATCTCATCTAACTTCTTATATACTCCTTGCTAACGTTTATTGGAAGATTCTAGAAGTCTAAATTCAGAAACATTAGATGTATTTAACTTATTTAAAGGTTGTAAAAGCAAATTTTTACCAACCTTACCACTTTTAGATGCATTACGCATAGCTTTCTGCCAAGCTACAGCATCTTGCTATAAATCGCCAGTAATAGTTCCAAATTGATAAAGTTTATCTGCTTCTCTAAGTACGTCTTTTATAGACTCTAAGTTTTCTATGTTCAATTTGTTCATAGCCTATTTTAGCGGAGTTATCATATTTCTAAATAACTTGCCAGCTTCACTAGTAGTAGCTACACTGTTTAATTTATCAGAAATGATATCAAGCGCAACAATCATAGATCCTTTCCATTTATTGTCTAGTTTACTTTGGATTGCATCTAAACTTCCGTTCTTAGTAGTAGCTCCATATCTATATTCGCCATTTGAACCTATGTTTCTAGCAGTAGTAGTGTAAGAATGAGTTTCAAAATTATGAATATACTTAACAAAGTCAGTAAAGAATCTGTTCAATAAAGCACTATTAGTGTTTTCATTACTAAGTATATGATATACCTACATCATAGTAGAACTATTTTCTTCTTCCATTTGTGTCTTAGCTGCCGAATACAGTTTGTTCAACATATCTTCTACACTATTAGAATTAGTTATAGCGTGTACTATTCTAGTATATAAATCTCTTACATTTGCAAATTTGAGTATACCATCTGGCGTATATTTAGCAGTAGCTGCATCTGTAGGATCTAAATCAGTTATAGACCATAGTAGCATTTTCATACTAGCGTCCATACTGTTATACATATCTCTCATATAACTATCTCGATAGTCTGAAAATCCTAATACATCTATACCGTACTCTTGTAATTCATCTTGTCCATCTTCTGTAATTTCAACATCTTCTTCAATATCAGCTTTTAATACTTTATTAGGATTGTGAGAAGTATCTTGGACAAGGTTAAATTGACGTTCTACAAAATTACGAATTATTCCAGCCCATTGATCCCAAGTATCGTCTCTTACGATATTTTTATAAACATTAATAAGTCTTACCATCTTAGCCTAAGCTATAGCAATATCGTCATCACTAAATCGGCTTAAGTTTTTATCAATTTTTTTATTACGCAATTGTTTATCTAACTCAATGACGGCTTTAGTATATGTTGCTATATCATGTTGATAAGATGCTTTTAATGCGTTGGTATTTATAGATAGTCTACCATCTGTATTTGTATATATACCAGAGTTATAAATTAATTTACCTAGCATATCACGCATTATTTCATTATATTGGATTGCGTCTTCAGCTAAAGTAACTCCGTTTACCTTGAAACCAGAATACACAGGAGCTTTACTGTACATCTTTTCAAACTCTTCTATGTTGTTTTTAGTAGCTTTGGCATATGCAAATCTACCAGAATACATATCTTTAAACAATTTGTCAAGATTACTATAATTAGGATTTATATTTTTACCAGAAAGCTTCCTTACTATATTTCTTACAGCGTCTGCAATATGTTGAAACACTTTGCTGAAGATATTACCTTCGTAATATTTATCAGGATGCTCCTGAGAACTTTCTATTACAAATTCAGCAAATCTATCTGCTAAATATTCTTCTATCTGCTAATTTGAAGCAAACGCGAGATCTGTATTTTTATTGCGTGCATCATTATACATCTTACCTCTTTGTTCTTTAGAAAGAACAAATAGACTAATTCTATGGAAAGCTTCATGATAGAACGAGCCTCTAGCAATCTTATTAAGCTTAGCATCTCTGTACAAACGTATACCAGATGCTGCACATTCTCCAAATACATAAATCTGAGCACCTCTAACTTTATCCCACACTCTTTTACTTTCTGGTAAGAAAGAGAAATCAAAATCTTTACCCAATATAGTTGTTACTCTATCTAAAGCGGAATCGTAATCCTCTTTCTACACATGTTGGTCTAAGAAGTCAAATATAGCGCCTGTATTAACTCCATCTTGATATACCAGTTCTCTAGCAAACTAATCAGCTAATTTACCAATATTATCATCAAACAACGCTTCCGATCTAGAACTGTATAGTTTGTTTTGTACACCCCATATTGCTAACGCTCCAGATATAATATCTTTAGCTGTATTTATATTTTCAGAGTTTCTAAGATTTTCTAATCGTTTTGCGTTGTTCTTATCAGTAGAAGACCCTGTCTTTAAGAAATCTATCAGTTCCTATACAGATTGTAACTATGGTTTTTCCTGTATTGGAGTAGCAAACTGTGAAATTGGAGTAGGTCTCAAATTAAGACCTTTCAATTCTGTTTGAGTTTCAACACTAGTTTCAGGTTTTTGTTTATATTCTTCTAGTGCGGAAATAAAAGAATCATAATCTTCATCTGTTATATCTTCTTGTGAAGATAAAGCTATTTCCAAATCACTGCTACTACTATCTTTTGGTATTTGAACAGTAATTCCATTGAAAGACATTTTTAAATCTTCTCCAATCTCTTGTATACTTACTTTAGTATCTTCAGATGGTTCATCTTCAAATTTTACAGTTGTTTCACTAACTGTTTTTGGTTGTATTGGAAGATTCTCAATAGGAGTATTAAAACTATTATATCCTACTGGTAAATTAGTTTGAGGCTAATTATGAACTACCTGCTAAACAGGTTGTTGTGGAACAGTGTTAGAGTTGGATACCAACTGCTGCATGGCTTCAACTAATTGCTGTAACAAATTTCCTTGCTCAGATGATTGGGATGATGTTTGTTTAGTATCTATGTCAAAATCGGTATGTTCAAAACCTCTACCAAAGAATATAGCTTTACCGTCTATTTGTACAAACTTACCTTCTTCGTCTGCAAGTACTAATTGAACTTGTTTTTTATTAATAAGAGCTTTTATTAATCTAGCTATAAACTGTGGTTGTTCACTTATAGCTATACTAAGTTGACCAGTATCAGTATCTGCTGATAAATCAGCATCGTACGTAGCGGTAATCCGTTTGCTACGCATTCCATACACAGCTACTTTGTATTTTCCAGGTTGCAATTTGCCATCTTTAGCAAAACTGTTTATACGATCTTTAAACCCTTTCAAGAAGTTCTCAATATATTTTTGTGCTTCCTTTATACCACCTTTACTTTCTTGATTGGTCATTTCGTCGTATAATTGATCAGAGTTTATTTCTTCTCCTAATCTTTGTTTAGCTTCAGCAGAAGTACCACTGTCTTGAGTCCTCTAAGCAGAACTAACAAATGTTACCTTTTTCTTATAATTTACATATACGCTGGGTTTAACTGTAATAGCACTTGATGTTCTATTTAAATCTGTTAATACAATACCGTCATCAATAAGTATTGTAGAATAAACTTCATCCGCTTTGTGGTCAAAAAGAATATTGCCATTCTAGTCCTGTACTTTTAAATTATTACCGAACACACTAGAACCTGCTAATTTTTCTCTGTCTATGCGATATGTTTTATTTTGAATTATAAAATTTATTAATTCTTCAAAATTATTTTCGTTAAGTAACTGCTATCCAAAATGGACCCCTTGTTTATCCACATACAACAATCTAGCATAATTGTTGTCCGATGGATTATTAGCTATAGCTTCTGTTCCAGTATATATAAAAGTATCTAATAATTGCTTAACAGACATATCTGTGTCTATAATAAATCCTTCTACATTTATATCTCTAGCATAACTACTTAAATTATATTTTCCGTCATTTATTCCTTTAAGTATAGAAGCTAAGAATTTGGCGGTGGTTCTATCAAATCTTTTAGGATTTAAGTGTACAATAGTGTGTCTTCTAGAAGAAGATAGGAAAGAAGGAGCTATGAGATAAATAGCACCAGGAGTACCGTTAGCATCCTTTACTAGTACTTTTTCGCCTTTATCATTAAAATACACAATGTTAGAACCCACTTCTGAATCATACGAACCATAACCAAAAATTACAGGAGATACTTTTTTACCTTCAAATTCATTTTTACTTATTTCTTCTTCAAGTTCTTTCTCTAATTGAGAATTTACTTGACTTATTCTATCGTCGTATACTTCATTAATTTTAGCAATGATCTGAGACTTAGTAGCTCCAGCATTATCATTTTTTAATACAAACTCCCCTTTTCTGTTAACGCGTACAAGTTGATCATACAACTCCTTACCAAGTAATCCTTCATTGTCACCAATAAATTTAATTAAATCTGTTTTTTTCTTAATTGATTTTACAGTTTTTTGTAAACTTTCTTGCTCAGTTTGAAGTTCCTGCTTTCTTGCTTCTGATTCTAACTGCTTACCTTCTACAGATTCTTCATCCTACGCATTACGTTTTAACCAATCTATTAATGAAAATACATATTGACCATCCGAGCCTTTGATTAAACCTAACGCTTGAATCTGATTCAATTTAGATTGTTCGTGTTTAGCTATACGATTGAAATTATTATAATCTACATTGTTTAGAGGTTCAGCAGTACCCATAGTAATGGCTTGCATTACATTAGTAGGTCTACTTAATCTTGAGAACCTTCTGTTGTCAAAATATTGAGATATTATACGATTACCTTCTTCAGAATTACCATTTTTCTTAAAATTGTAACCTAAAATATCTAACTTATCCATAAATTCTTGTGAATCGTGGCTATCTCTAATTAATTTTTCAATAGTATTGCCTATTTTAACTAGCAAATCTCTATTATCTGGAGTATCTAGTGTACTTATAATTTCACCATTCAGTTCAATACTTAGTGAATTTTTACTATTAAACCATCTATTGTTTAAAGCTTCCTATACAGTATCTTCTACCACAGGAGTAAGATTGTTATCGTCTTGATAATTCTTATAAGACAAAAACAATTCTGGCGAATATTTTTGAGCAAAAGATAATAATAATTTAGCCCTTTCAGTATTAGCACTCTATACTTTTGCTCCTCTTTTTTCAGCTTGACCCAAAGTAGGTATAACATACTTAGGTATAAAAGTACTATGCAAGTCAATTAACCCGTCTGCATACTTTGCTAAACCTTTAAGTAAGTGAGCTAATTTAGTAGTATTCTACTGTTCTTCACTAAGGGGTTGATTAAGAGATTCAATATCTACATTATTATAACCAATCTATTTAGCTAATTGTACAAGTTCATTTAGATGAGCAGATACTTTAGTTATTGCTTCTGGTAATTCACCTTCATATCTTTCATCTATTTCTTTAGATGTCATTGTTTGACCGGCTTCATTTTGATAAATATTTAGATTAGGATTTACCATTGTTGTAACTTGATAATTGTATCCACCATTAGTTACAATCATATCCCCAGGTTGAAATCCTATTTTGTTGGTATATTCTGGTTTGTAAGATTCAGTTTCTAATCCTTCCACATCTTCTTTTTTCTCTACCTTTTTATAATTATACCACAAATTATGTATTAATTCCGAACGCGAATCAAGTTCAGCTTTAGAAGGCTCAGTAGAATATGCATAACCTGCAAAATCTGCACCAACGACATATGACCATTTATTACCAACCCTTTTCTGATTAAAATAAATTCTTACAGGTAAGGCATATACCATATTATCGTAATCATCCTTGCTGAGTTTAGCCAATCCTATAGTTATGCTGTCTACTTCACCATTAGCTAATTTATTTATATTTTCTATTATATCATCTGTAGCTTTACCTTGTTCTCTAAGATACGCTATCTGCCTTCCTATTTTATTAAAATCATCAATGGCTTTATACCTGTTTAAAGTACGACCGAATTTCTTTAATATAGCAAAATCCTTACTTATTTCCTATTTAGCTTCATCAGAAGATTGATAAGGCATAGTAATAAAACCTCTCCAGAATTTACTAGCATAGTAAGGGTTGCTTAACATGGTAGATATTCTAGCCCCCATACTATTATTCAAAGGATACCCTTTAATCATTAAAGGTCGGTCTTTACTCTTTTCTATTAAATCTTGTTGATGTAGAGGACCGTGCTTTTTACCAGTTTCGTTATCAAGATTAAATTCAAAAGTATCTCCATCTACAGAATCTATATTTCTTTTTCTATTTCTAGACTTTTTATTAGCTTCTATATCTTGGTTTACTGAATTTACCAATCTCTTCAATTTATTACTAAATTGTTTAGTGTTACCCAAATTGTCTTTGGAAGTAAGTGTCTATAAGAAAGGATCGTCAGATTTTACGGTAAACTAATTAGAAAAGTCTATAGCTAATGCTGCTTCCTTTAATTGAGATATTGTTTTTCTCAACGAAGTAGCAGATTGTTTACTAGCTTCATCTTCCTAACTATCTAACATTTTTAATTCGCTTTCTAACGTATTTATCTGTTCGTTTATTCTGTCTTTTTCAGAATTTTGTGCTATTTTTCTACCACGTAGTAATAATCCTTCTTTTTCAGAGTATTCTGAATTTGTGAAATCAAAAGAATATCTATCTCCATTCTCATCAAACCACACAGTAGAGTCACTAGGAAAATTGGGATTGTGTCTCTATGTTCTAGCGTTATCTTCGTCTACCAAATCAGTTAATCTGGTTAATTGATCGCCTAAGTGTTTGGCAGCTTTTTGTAACTTATCTAAATTCTATTTATCTTGGTCGGATATACCTTCAGTATCTTTTTTATCAGTATATCTTTTAGACAATTTATTCATTAAGTTTTTGAGATATCTTGCGTAAGATAAAGCATCTGTACCCACAAGATCTCTGCCTTTATTTACTTCATCAACAATATTGTGCAATACACTTTCTTGTGGTATTGAACTCAACAAAGTTTCAAACTGCGATATAGTATTATTTATATCTTGCTATATTAACTGTTGTTGTTCTGTAACTTGAGCGTCTTGTAATGCTGTAAGTTCATCTTCTAATTGTTTAGGAGACTTTGTTTCATCAATTTCTTCAACGTCTTCGCTGTGTTTTCTAGAAGCTTCATTAACTGCGTCTGCTAATTTATTTTGTATGTGTTGAGCCTATCTATATTTAGTTATTTGCTAAGATATGTATTCTTTGTCAACACTTTGCAGTTTTTCAGATTTCTCCTGCAATAGCGGAGATATTATATTCAATATACCTCTATTTTTAGAATTATTTTGAATATTCTTAAACAGTTCTGTATCACTAATTAAATGTTCATCTAATTCATTAAGAACATCTTCTGTCACATCTAATTCTTTAGCTAGTCTACTGATATTATCTTTTATACGCTTCTTAGATTTTCTATTCTCTGACAATGTTTGATTCAAACTATTTGTAGCATCAAATAACCCAGTATATTTACTTATTCTACCTTGTGTCAATGCAGCTTTAATTTGTGTTTCCGCTATTGACTAATCTGTTAAACGATCATAATATTGCTGAACTTGTTTATCAATTAAAAGAGTAGCTATTTGTAACAGCTGTGCGTCTGTCAAATTATCTTTCTTCAAAAGCTGTTTAGCTTTGTTTTTAAAATCTTCATTTTCTAGCAAAGTAATAGCATTGTTTCCGGCAACTAAACCTTCTTTTGCTTTCAAAGCCATAGCTTTAGAAAGTTCAGTTTTAGCGTTCCATGAAAGAGCTAATAATAAATCTTCATCCTCTACGTCTAAATTCAATTCATTCAATTGTTTAGCCGATTGTTTTTTGTGAGAAATCAAATTATTATACTCTTCTCTCTACTCGTTTATAAACTCGTCAATATCAGTATCTTTAGGAATAGAACCATCTTTTGTTAAAACAGTAGTATCTAAATTGTATTGTGTAGTTTTTCCATCAGATCCTTTTTGTTTTAACATATTACCAATTCTGTCTAGCATATCAAGGTAAGTGCCATTACTCATCCCCTCTCTTACCTTTTTATAAAAATCAGAATTACGGTTAATTTCGTCTTGTTGCATCAACGCTGTAGCAACATAATCTCCAACTCTTTTGCTTTGAGTAATGTCGTTAAATGTTTTTCTAGCATTTAAAGCAGAACCAATTACACCTTGTGGACTAAAAAATGGCAATAGTGCACCACCCATCATCTCCTCAAATAGCTGTGCATCATTTTCATATTCATGATTAATATTAAAAGCTGCTCCTAAAGTTTTAGCCCTCAACCATAAATTGTCTATAGCATCTTCTACCAATTGACCATCTGTTAATGCGTCATAAAATGATGAATTTGCATAATCGTCCGCATACTCATCGTTCATATACTTCTTAATAATTACATTTTGTGCACCTTCTTCTGACGCTTCCACTGCGCTACGCCATACAGAACCTGTTGCAAAATCAAAAAGTTTGTCAGCTATTACTTTTTTTCTTAGATTAGAGCCAAGATTTGCAACCTGTAACCCTTGTGCCATTCTGTTAGCCATTGCTTGTTTAAATGGACTTCCTATGGTTTTATATGCAAATTTACCAACAGTTTTTGCAGTGCCTGTTAGATATTTACCCAACGGTATAAAATAAGATAAATCGGATAGTACTTCTCCAAACCCAAGTGCATTATTCTACTCATATATTCTTCTAGTTCCAAGATATGCTTCTTTAGCTATCTGATCAAATTCTGAAGAACCCGATGTGATATCGCCATCTGCTAATGCCGCTTGTATTATTTCATTATCGTTTAAATAAGTAACGTCTACACCTTTTTTAGCTAATTGCTGCTTAGTATTATTTATCACAGGTTGTAGATCTACATTTCTTTTTTCAGCTAGTTGCTATACTTTTTCAGAATACCCATTAAATGCTTCCATGTGGGACTCATTCTCACGCGAGGTTATTCCGCCAAATAATTGAGCTGCGCCAATAGAAATTATACCACCTAATACAGCACCAGCTGCGGCTCCAACAGGTCCAGCAGCAGCTCCAATTACTGCTCCTAATTTAGATCCTGCTACGAATCCTCCCCAACCTGCTAACATACTAGTAGTCTAATACAGGGCGCTAGTATTGCTAGTGCCCATAGTAGATGGCATTTTATAAAAAAAATTACCCCATCCGGCGGTAGCGTCATTACTCTTTCTTGTATAGTACTGACTTATATCATAGTTCTTATAGGACTGATTTAGTTCTTCTAAATCGCCTAAATACTATTTATAATTTTCGTCATATTGTTTTTGGTTATCATTTATGATACCTTGTAATTGATCTCTATTAGGGTCTGCCTAATATGACCAACTACCATTCTTACGCATAGCATCCGTAACATTTCTTATTTCATTCTAAATAATAGCTACTTGGTCTTTAGAATCAACTTGATCTAATTGATCATATAACTCTAACAGTTTCTAAGAATCATTAATGTTCTATTTATTAACTGTCATTTTATCCTGAGAAGTCTACATCTAACCTTTTTGTAAACTTCTATAATAATCTCTAGTTGCATCCTAAGCCCAATCTATGAAATCATAATCTGCTGCCCAATCTGAGGTATTTTTGTTTTCATAGTAAGCCTTATCCAGAAATCCAATGCTGTTATTTCTGTATAATGTTGGATTTTTTGTAGCGTTCTATAAATTTATGTATGACATATTTGTTATTAATTAAAATCCCATTCCAGGAGTCCAGTTATTTATCTAATTCATTAACGCATCATCTTGCTGTATCTACATTTCTTTTGTATTTGTCGTACCAGTTTCTTTCTAATAGCTTCTGTTTGTCATAATTTTATCAACATCACTATCACTAGTACCCAAAACCATCCTTACTGTAACGTATCCTTGTGACCATCTGGAATCTTCCCCAGCTCCCTCTGGAGCCCCCGATACAGTAAACCCATAGTCTTTTAAAGTATTTTTAGGATTTTCTATTCTCCACCAAGAAGTATAAGCGTTTTCTATATCTTTATAAGGTACATTCACACTAACAAGTAAACCTTTAGTATTGCCTTGTTCTATGTAGCCTTCTACTTTGTCGATAGCTACTTTACCAAAATCACCTTTGGCTATTCTTTCTTCTATATCAAAATTATCTTGACCCCAAGTATCTCTATCAAGATGCATATTTTTAATATCATTAATTTTGTGTCCAGCTTGTTCTACAAGGCTTGTAACATAAGGATTATCTAATACAATGCTTCTGGGAGATATTAATTTATTAGGATCTATAATATAACCTACTTCTTCATTTACTTTTTTATTAGATCCAAATAAGCTATTTAACATATTTTGATTTAAATTCGGTCCAACTGGTTGTGTAATTATTCTTAACCCATCTTCCCACATATCGTGTACTTTCTTTTCGTCGTACATATACTCTCCACCATCAACGTACATTCTAAAGTTACTAAAAGGATTTGCATTAGGATCTAATTGTAATGTTTTATTAAAAGCTTTTTGCATGGCTCTACCCTCTGCTTCTTTTATCATATTTTGATGCTATTCTTCATACTACTATATGGCAGAATTTATTTTATTTCTATCTTTATTACTAACTACAGGAGATTGTAGTGCAGCTTGAAACGCGACTTGATCTAATTCTTCAGAATCTTGGTGTCCTTTAGCAATAAGAGTTTGTTTAATTAGTTCTACAGCTTGTGCAAATTTAGGATTGCTGTTCATAATTTGATTAGTAAGATTGTCTATATTAATCTAGGATTCTTCTGTAAGTTTTTGATATTTCTGAAGGAAACTAGGATCTGATAGTTCGTCTCTACTATCGTTAGATAAAGTTCTATTGAATATATTTTGACGATGCTTCAAGTACTATCCAGTTAGCATATCACTAAGTCCTAACACAGCACCAGAAGGCTTACCCTAACTACCTTTTCTAGCTTGTGCTAATCTTATAGCAGCTCTATTCTAATATTCAGCCATAGCATATGGATCTACTACAGGTTTCTTTCTAACATATTCTAATGCATCATTCATAGCTTGATTTCTAAAAGCATTCTCAGCCTACTCTAAGGTCATACCATTTTTCATCATAGCTTTTATATGAGCTTCTGCTATAGGGGTATTACGTATGGATGACCAATTGGTATCTACTTGTTTTATTACAGTATCTGCATCAACGCCAATCCAATTATATCCGCCTTTACTATACAAGAACGAATCTTGCAAGTTGTTTACATAAGGTTCTACTTGTTCTCTAATTGATTGATAACGAATAGGATTTAAATTATTCATTATTCCCTAATCTTTAGTATTCCAATTAGTTATGTCAACGTCGTCCATATTGATATCGTACCTACCTTCTGCTTGTAATTTAGCTATATTTTGCTCGCGAAGTCTAAGATTTTCAGCAGATTGTTGATATTGACTTAACAAGTTGTAATCTAAGTTGTTTATAGTATTTTGTAATCTAGCTCGATAATCTGCGTTTTTCATAACACTTGGGTTAACAGCAGCTTCTTGTATTAGAGGATCTAGAACTTTTATAGAAGCGTTATAATAATTCTATGTATCTACACTAGAAGGTGAAACAAATTCTCCAAATTTTTTAATATTTGTTTCTAATTCTTTTTCTGCTTGTTTTCTTTGGTCTGCATAATCTTTACCTAATGCGTATAATTTTTCAAACGGTATTGGTACATATTGACTAATATAACCATAAGAAGCAGGTTCATCGTATCTATTAACCATTTTTTACTCTATTTAATATTTTATTAACTCTATTAAGTACATTGTCTTCTGTACCATAATTAAGCATGGGTTGTAACATTTCCAAAGCTGCCATATCCATACTTGTTTGTTTTTTATCTCTCAATGACGCTCCCCAATTATTTAAAGCTGAAGCAAAATTTCTTCTATTTATATTTCTAGCATTTGCTTTATTTTGTGCATATTCAGTAGCAGCAATATGTCTAGCATCAGCATACTGTTGCCCCCATTGGTTAGCTATTTGGGCATTGTTAAACGCCATTTGATTTTCAGCATTATTTTTAGTAGCATAAGCATTAGCAATAGTTTTGTTCCTATTAACTGCTGACTGTAAACCAAATGCCATATTAGCTCCAGTGTTAGGATTAATATTAGCCATATTATACCTAGCAATTCTATCACTTAAAGTAGCTTCTCTAAGTATAGGATCTATGTTATAATTAGTAGGACCATATACTGGATTATAAGTGTAAGTATCTACTTTTTCTGCACGTTCTCTGTCAAATAGAGGAGCTAAAGTAGCTACAGTAGAATATAAAGAAGACATATCTAATCCATTACTTACTGCATCATCTGGAGAAGGATTGTACACAAACGGTCTACCAATATTCAATTTGGGTAAAACTTTACTTGGTTTAGAAGTTAATTCTGTTAAAGATGGACGATCATTACTAAAAGGTTGTATTGGTCCAGTAACTTGTTCCTAAACAGGCTGTTGTACGCTTGTTTGTACTGTGCTTCTTTTTGTACTTGGAGTGCTACGAACTGCTGTCTGTGGTATTGCGGTATCTTGAGTTATTGTGGGGATTGAATAACTATCAGAAGTATTAGTACCTATTACACCCAAAGCAGGTGTGTTAAATTCGGGATTAATAGAAGATAGTCGCTTGCCAACAGTAAGGTCACCCCAATTACCATTCATGTACATATTTCCAATAAAATAAGGATCATTTGCATTTGGTATACTGTTCGTAGTTTTATTCTACTAATAAGTAGAGTACCTCCCTGCTCCAGACGGACCTATAATTCTAGGCTCACCTTGAGTAAATACATCTCTATACAAGTTCCAATTAAATCCGTCATTAATTTCTTTAAGATCTGTAGCGTTTTTACTCACTGGCACAGCTTCGTTATTTCCGGTAACTTTATATTGTTTTCCTTTATACTCAAAGGTGTCGCCAATCTAGTATTTTTTACCAGCTACTTCATAAGCATGATCGTTAAATATTGTAGGTGTATTTTTCTTTATCTTTTTATTTGGTAACTTTAAAAAATCGCGTTTATTCACATTGTGTGTACTTTTAGAAACAGTGTCCTATTTTAGTGTGATTGGTTGTTCAATATCCTCAGAATCATTGTAATTCTAAATCCACATAGAATCCGGTAAAAGGTCGTTACGAATATCATTCATTTCAACAAATCCTCCAGTATTAGGATCAATATAACCAAAACCTCCTAGCATAGGATCATATATGTATTTTAATTTTACTTTCTTTCTACCGTATACGCCAGAAGTACCATTTTCGTAAGATGGTATCTATTGTTTCTTACTGTTTTTTTTATTCTTTAAAGATTCTTGCTATTCTAACAAGCTCTAATAAGTCGCCTGATTGTTTCTCTCATTTAGCATCTAACTGTTTTCAGCGTATATGTTGTTAACTTTCTTTTTGCTTTTCTTCATCAATTTCTTACCCATTTCTGCAAATGTTTTATTAGTTCCCGGAACTTTTAATTTATCACTCAATACTTGAGTTCCAACAGGTACATTTAATAAATTGGAATCCGTAGGTTTACCTTCTTCTGGTATAGATCCTATAGTTCCATCTGGCATTCTTAACATCTCACCATCATCTAAATAAGCCATGGTAGATGGTACTACACCACCTTTAGACAAGCTTAGTTCATTATATCCATTTTCTTGATAGTAATCAGCTGCTACCTATTCAGACATTTGTCTGGCTTGAATACCGTTTTTAATTCTACCAGCCTTATTACGTATATAACTCTTGCTATGACCAAATAGACCTGCAATACCAGATGGATCTTGATATTCTCCTGTCTATTCATTAACAGAACCACCAGATCCCATACCTGATGTAATACCGCCAATAGCTCCACCTATTACAGCTCCCCAAGGTCCTCCAATAGAAGCACCCATTGCAGCTCCAGATCCTATTCCACCTATTACACCAGCTGCTGTAGGTTTCTTTCCACTAGTAGCATTACCTATCATACTACCTACAGCACCAACTCCTTGTGTAACTACATTCGCTTTATCTACTCCACTCATATTACCCCAGTTTGAAATAGCATCAGCACCGAAAGCATATTGAGGAACTCTTTTTAATTTCTTAGTTTTCATATTATAACATTGAATATCTATAAGTTGTTTTAACATAAGGAAGCTTAAATTCTCTGTTATCATTACAATCTAATGTATAATTACAGATTAAGTATTTTCCTCTCATCCTTCCAGCATAAGACATATTAGTCTATTGCTGCTAACCTGGATTATTTTGTTTCTCTCTACTTATTGGGAATCTAAATGTATCTTCTCTCTATTCTATCTATTTCCAATCAATAGGTTCTGTTTCCTAATTCTTAGTATTAAAGTGTATATCAGATATTAACGTAGGCTTAGTTTCATCTCCAATGTCTACAAATTCAGCAGAGAACCATTGATTATCGAATACTTTAGTATATGCTATATCTTTATTAACTACAAATCTAACATAAGATATTTTTTCTTCTTTAGTAGTACTATTAACATCATACATATTATGTAAGTAATAACAATTATTGTTTTTAATAGTAACTAATCTAGTAGAGAATGGGAAGAACCAGTTTGGATTATGAGTATAAAAAGAAGTAAATACATTTAGTTGTTCATTAAATATTAAACATCTGTCATATATTCTAAACCATACTTCATTATATTTCTTATCATAGAATGATACTGGATTCTTTCTAGCATTATCTGGTAATCTATTTAAATACGTCTATACTTGTTTTACTTTAGATAACTCATTAAAGTCATTGCTAAGTGAGCATATAACATTTTTATCTAAATCATACCAATACAAAGTGGTTTCAGAATTAGTAATACTCTTATCATTAATAATACTATCACCATTTAAAGTAACTAGGTAATCGTATCTGGTAAGAATACCACCAGTACCTAATGTCAAAGCTCCAGCATTATTATCAGTAATTAATGACCTATCATTAACAGAGGCTATACCTACAGCACTATCCTAGAAGAAATACAATTTGTTTTTAAATACTTTAAGATTAGTAACTGGTCCATATGTACTATCTGTGTCTAAATAGTTAGCAAATTTAAATTTAGTCCAACTATCTGTTTGTTCATTGTTTGTTTTTAACTCTGAACAAGTAATTCTATTCATGCTTTTAACATCATCCTCAGCATATATAGATTTCTGTATATAATTCTTACTAGTACTAGTATTAGAGTAAGCAGCATTATATACATACATTGGAGTTTTCTAAGTATATAGAGTGTTCATCTATCCTGGATCTGTAAGGAAGTAAACATTAGCTTCACCAGTTTGACCATCTCCAGATGATTCTACTATATCTTGAGAGTAATGTTCATCATTTCTATAGTACAGGTTTATACTAGATTCTAGTGGAATGTAAGCTCCAACATATCTCTTAAAACCATTTCTATCATCAGGGTCATTTCTAGTAAATAGCATAGTATGAGTATAGTCCAATACTCCTAAATATGTATCACCACCAAAGCACATTGCTTTATCATATCCTTCCCAAGATGTTTTAACATAAGTATTAGTACTGTTATATATAGAATAGCTTCTACTCATAAAAGTATTACCACCATACTGTGTAGTGTTTTTCTTTATATTAACAAACAGTACAGCATTATGTCTATATTTCCTTAATAAAGGAGTAGTACGAATTCCAGTATAATTACCAGAGTATACATCTGGAGCGCTAACAGCTAAACATACTCCATGAGGACCAAGTGCTTCTCTAGAACCAATACTATAATTTATAAAACCAAATCTATCTACGTAATCTACTATTTGTTTAGCATCAAATGCTTCTTGATATGGAGATATGTTAGTTGGCTTAGTTACATCTTTTATAGGGAAAGATTGACGCAAATTAGAATTATCTTTGTGAGCATAATTCTTACCAAAGAATTGATAGTATTTACATATACCACCGCTTACCATATCACCATCTTGTTCATAACCATCGAATACTCCCTAAGAAGCACTAGGTTTATTACCAGTATGTTCAGAATATTCTACAGGTCCACCAAATGGATTTTGTACATTATTAGTACTTTTTCCTAGTACTTTGGTAAACGGTATACCTAATCTATAATGCTTATTGTTAGCATCATTACAGTATGTAGCAGAGTGTGCACAATATAATGGCACAATACTCATACCACTAGTAACAATCTGATCTGATTTCTCTTTATTAAAACATATATCAGCTGTCACTAAATCAAATATACCGTATGTATCAAAAGGATTCTAATCCTAAGCATCTTGTTGTACAAACAGATTCTTACTTGAATTATAGAACCCTTGTACAAATTCTGGAGCTATGCCTTCTTTAAAAGTAGGCATAATAGTAGGTCTTCTATCTATGCTACCTAAAGAGTATTCTGCTCTATAATCTTCAGTATTATTATACCACCCGTTGAATCTAATAGTTTTATTTAGTAACCCCTAAGTAACTATTGTTCTATCGGCTAATGTTCTGTCACATCTTACTATTTCATAAGCTACTACATCAGTAGGAAGATTATTTACATAGAACATTATACCAAGTGGATGAGATACTAATTCGTAATTACCAGATCCATCTACAGTTCCACCAAAAGTAAAAGGTTCATAACCTTCAACATCAGCAGAAGGGAATCTAATATCTCCAATCCAGTGTACAGGTGAAGGTATATTCTTATTATTATACAATATTATACCATACCTATATACTTCATCTCTTTGATGACTTAAGAAATTAGATACGTAATAAGGGTCACAATAGTTTCTTATTCTAGATTTACCATCACTGTTAAATGTATGTACTAATTCTTTTGTTTCAGGACATATTAACTTAATAGTATTATAAGACTTTTTAGATGATGATAAGCTCATACTATATGGTACAAATTTATCACCTTCATCATCAACTACTGGAGTATTGTCAGACTCTATTAAATCTGTTATAATAAATCTATAACTAATATTTAGACCTCTACCACCTCTAATAATTCCATTATCATCATATCCAAATGCATATTCATCTGTTGAATTATTGGGATATACCATTGAACTATTCATTGGATTTATACAATCGTGTTCTTCTGGTATAATTAAATCTGTTTCTGGACTAGTTAATTCTTGAAAAGTAGTAGTAATATCTTGATTACTTATACTAGAGTTTAATTTAATAATACCGTTGCTATTACATCTATATGCTCTAGCGTCATAATCTACATCCCAAGTTAATTCCTACACATTAGAAGCGAACAATCTATTATCCATCTTTGCTATACTTTTAGCATTAAATTCAAATGGGACAAGATCGTTAAATTCTTCTATACTTAATTCGTTAACATAACTACTACTAGCATCATTGTAATTAAATGTTATTACATTATCCTCAGATTTAGGTAAGTCCAATTCATTAATTACATATATCTTAGGAGTTTGAGTATTGCTAGTATATTGAATACTAATAATTCTTATCTTTTCAAATCTACCATCATTGAACAAAGTAGCTTGTAACATGCAACCTTTATCTGTACTCTCACCTTGTCTATCACCTTTAAACGTTTTAGATGAATTTGAATTACTAGATGATATAGGTATCATAGGACTTAATGAAGAAGTAGATGTTTCTCCGCCATGTACACTGAATAACTGATAACAATATTGTATCATACCAGCTGGTAAATTACCAGATGTCAATTCAATAAACTTAAACGGTGCAATAGTAGAACTAGGTAATAGGTCAAAGTAAGTATCATCTTCTATGTGATTAGTCTTATCTGTTTTATATTGAGCAGATATATTAATGCATTTAATAGAAGAAGTGCCATCAGATACATATATCTTGCTTACTTTATCTGACTCATAATTAGTAACGATAGCTACTTTATTAACTAGATTCATAACAGCAGATACTACTAAAGTCCAAGTAGGTTTAATACTGTTGAAATCAGTTATAGCCCATACATTATTAATATAAGTACCTTCATACAATTCCATAGTAACTACTATACCACATTCTTCTACTATCTTCTTAGTAGAATTGTACCACCTAGTTACTGCTGTACCAAGTATATTTTCAGATGCTTCAATACCACCTTCGTACTATCTTACATCTTCTATATTCTATAGAATACCTGTAGTACCAGCATTATCTGTGAGTAGTCGAATATTCTCAGCCCATCTATACTAGTTATCAGCTAGCATAGTAATATCACTGTCGATATTCATACCACCAATGAATGTATTTACTTGGCTATTTATCTCCATAATCTATTATAATTCTAATTATAAATTTCTTGTCTATCACCAGTAGTACTAAAGAAAGTGTGTTCTTCATCCATCTCTGGAACTAATGTATTCCACGTATACTTAATATTAGTCAATTCATCTTGATTAGGCATCAAAGATTCAGCATATGCTTGCTTTCTATAGAAGTTATAAGAGTTCTTAGCATCTATCCACAACTATCTGTGTACTTCTCCTTTTATATACTTAATATAAAGTATTTTCTATGCACAATACCAAAAGCAAGCTTCAAAGTAAGACTATACATCTGGCATCATTGGCATACCATCTTCATCAGTATAGATAGCGTGGTATGAGATTTTCGCATATCCTTCTGGAACGTTTGAGATGAGATATCCTGGTTTAACATCATATTGTGGCGTATAACTGAAATTAGTACCATTAAAACTAGTGTGCTGTAATCTACCATTTTTGCTACAAACTGTATAATTATTAATTAATGCACTAAGTGTCTATCTAGTATTAGTATCTTTATTAAGTATTTCTAATGCGTCTTTATCTTTAGTAATATTGTGAAGATTCTTTACCAATGGTATTAATACATCATCGTGTACAATCATATTACAACAATCACAGTTATCTTTTCTGTCATAGACGCCGAATGTACCTGTACTCTTTTTCATAGGTATCCAACCACCGCAATCACATGTAGAGTAAGCTACACTATTCAATCTTTCTAAGTCACATGGTAACTTAGCCTAATAACCATTGATAGGTATTACTTCTACTTTATGATCTAGTTGATTAACAGAACCTATGTTCATTAAAGCTTCTCCAATCCATTGACGTATATCTGTAATAGGTATTTCGGTTTCATTTAAACCTAAATCCGCGATTACTTTAGCAATCACGGCTTTACTACTTGTCATTTTATATATCATGGCTGCTATTCGTAATCGTGAATATTCTATTTAATTATTTGTGCTAAATGCCTTTTATTTGCTCTAGTAAGTACAATCTAATACTTACTTTTGTTAGACACTAGCATATCCTATTTATTCCAGTAAAGTCTATACTTATAGAATCCTGAGTGTTCGTTAAGTAAATAAGTAAGTTTACCTAATTCTTTTGTAGCTTTATAATCTATTCTAAGACTTCTACCATCTAAATGTTTAGGTTGTTTCTTTACTATTTGAATACTACCCATTCTATAAGGTAATTTAACTTCTTTACTTTCTTCTAATAACTAATCTCTTAAGTGATAAAAGTAGTCTGTTACTATCTTTCTATAAGTAGTATAATCTATATCGTATACTGTATCTGGTTCTATACTACTTAAGTAATGGTTATAGAATGAAGGTATAGTATAAGATACCGTTTTATTAGCTGATTTATTTAATTCATTCATCGTCTTATACTTCTGTTAACATTCTAATTCATTACATTCTAAGTATCATCCTTACTATCGTTAGTAGTATCAGATACTTGCTATCTCATAGTTAAGAAATCTTTAGTAAAGATTAACTACTTAACTGTTCCCCACATATAAGCTGGTAAAGGATATTCATCCTTATCAGGATTGTAACATAGTTTATCTTCAGTAGGATCTTCAGCAATTATTTCTACATCAATATATTCTAGTTGATTAGCATCACCTTCTACATATATCCTATTACCTTTAACATATGCAATATAATCTTTGCAAGTGTACTTTCTATATCTCTAGAATTTCATCTTAGTTTCAGAACCTAATTGAATAATGTTTCCATAGGCATCCTTTACTGTTATTACTGAAGTAGTAAGTTTAGTACCAAGTAAAGTAGGCAATTCTTTATCCCCTTGGTATTCTGCATGACCTGGGTCTTCTTCTATTTTATCCAAATGCATGCGTATAGTCTAATAGAAGATCTAATCTAATTGTTCTCCCTTATCTAACTTCTGTTTTAATAAGTAAGCTCGATAAGTTTTAATCCACAATTCTATCTAGTACCTACTGAGTTTTTCACTCTCAGTAATCTAGTTATTTCTAGCTTCTAATAGAACATCATCAATGAGCTCATTTAATGTCATATCTATATATTTAAATTATAATTATAATAGTATTTAAACGCATTTTAAGGCTACCTGTGCTATTTTAATATATTTAGGTTACATTAGTGAAGTATAACTAATAGCTGTTTCTATAAGTACATATAATAAAAAAGGTAGACTTTTTAGTCTACCTTAAATATCTTTTATTTCATCTATGGAGCTGGTACATTAGGCATAGGTGGCATTGGTGGTTTTGGGAACCCTCCCATAAACATCGTCTTAGCTTCTTTGCGCAATTTATCACACATAATATAGCAATAGTAATACCACATCTTTCCTTCTTCTATGTCTTTATCATTCAACCAAGCTTTTGCTAGTTCTACAAAGTACTTAATGTGATCACTGCTTGTCATAGTAACAACTGCACGATAATAGTCTGAACGTATCATGTTGAGAGCAACGTACCAATCATACTTGTTGTATTTCTCACCTTTCAGATTGATTCCGTACTGGTTAGCGATTGAAGTAGTTTCTTCTAAACTCCAATGTTCTCCACGAGAGCCATCTTCGTTTTCCATCTTAGAGACTGCTTTTAGTGCACATTCTTCATTGAAGTGTGGACCATACATAGCCTCATGACGCTCTATTTTCAGTCTTTCTCTCATTGCATTAATTGATTTAATTATTCGACTTATAAAGTTCATTTTGATAAATCTATTATTCTAGTATTTTCTACATTGATTAACTTGTTACTGTTATCAATTTGGTACTTATAAATAGTTCGTTTTTTAAAATCAAAGTGAAGGAGTCGCTAAAACCAATTACGATAATTACGCTTATATTCTTTTTTAGTATGAATAAATAGTGATTGTGTATTGCGAATGTCGATACTATGTGTTAGGAGCGTATCTCTTTTATTTATTACGATTGATGTCAAATTATTTGGTTTGATTTCCACTTTAAAGTCAGTTGATCTAACTACTATAGTAGTATCATGTACTACTTTCTACTCCTATATCTGTACCTATTTCAACTCCTTCTCTTTGATTTTTAATTTCTTTACTGTAGCATGTACTTCTTGTATCAAGCTATCTTTGGTTTCTTTAAATTCATCTAGAGTAAGCTATAACACTCTGTTATCATTCTTCTACTATGTTGCTAGCTATTCATAGTAAAGATAGTTATTAGTTACTCTATCTAGTTCTCTATTCTTCTTATCTAGCTAGTTATTCTAATAAAAACAAATGGCAGCGAGAATCGTAATGATAATCACTGCCATTGCTTTGTAATTTCTTTTAAACCAACCGATAATGTTACTTGTTAATCTTTTTGCTAGACTTATCAGTATTGGTATCATTTGTAATAGTATTTTGTTCTTCTAAGATGTCTGTTATATCTACATCTAAATATTTTTCTGCTTTCGACTTTATAATCTTTGTGAAGAGTCTTGTAACTAATGAATTAGGTTTTAATGCTTTCCTAGATTCTAATAATGATATTATTTCTGCAAAACATACTGCTCCTGCTGCAACTTTAGCTAACACCAGATCAGCATATGTCATAAATATAAACTTATCTAATAAAGTAAATCCAGCTATCATTATAGCTGCAAATCCTAGTTTCTCAATAGTAGACCAAAACTTGCCAGATTCAAAATAATTCTTGTGAGTTACTTGTCTACATACTTTATACCCATAGATTAAGTCTAATATTATGAATAGAAACGATACACCTATTAATGGTGCAGCTGGTGCTAGTATAGTCGCTATACCTGTTAGCCAACCTACTATAGATTGATATCCATTAGCAAATATACGTCTTGCAAGATTCATTATATATAAACTTCTACTCAACACAACTTAAAATAATTTTATCTGAAATAAAAATGCTAGTCAATATTTATTACTGCTAGCATATGTTAAAGTCTCTGCGATTATATAACTATAACGTACTTCATTATTCGTATGTTCTATTTCCCTTACGTATATCCAGGTAATCTAATAGCTCTTTATGTTTAATAGTTTTATTAAGTAAAGAATAACAGTTAGCATGTTTAAACCATCCTATATAGCTAGCCATCTTTCTTCTATAATATTTATAATTAGTATTCCTTCTATATAGTTTAGAATTCTTTTTACAATATCTTTTTTTCAATGCTTTTCTAACTAAGGTATAGTTATGATATATTTTATATCCTACAAAATCTATACTTCTACTTTCTACTGGGAATACCTAATAGTTATTCTTTAACTATAGTTTTAAGTTATCTTTTAAATACTACTTTATATCTCTAAGTAGTGTCTACAAAGACTTTTT